TTACCCATCCACCTGCACAGGCCGATTCAGGGCGATCTGCTGCCGAACCCAGCCTTGCACCTCGGATTGTATCCAGAGTGCGCGCCTTCCGATGCGGATTGATCGCGGAAAGCGGCCGGCCTTGATCTCGCCGTATATGAAGGTGGTGCCCATGCCGGTCATCTGCCGCACGCGGTCCAGTGACAGCAACTCTTCCAGCTTTTCAGCCGCGCCCATGTCTGCCTCCCGTCGCGCGCTCCGGTTTTTGTGATTGCTCGGCCAAGCTGAGCTTGAACTGCACAACGTTACCGGCCCCGATCGGCGCAGCACGCGGGCTCCGCGCCGGCCTGTTGATCCGACGCCACTCGGCCAACGCCGCATCGGCGTCTGCCTTCTTGCTGGTCGACCTACAGCAGCATTCGACCAGGTGACCCCCACCCGCGCTCGCTCGCCGCTCGTCGTGGATGTGGCGCGCGCGGTGGCCGGCGGCGCAGTTGGCCAGGCCTTCGGGATGGCTGATCTGCTTCTGAGTCATGGCTTTTCGCACTCCTTGATGAAGGCTTCCAGCTGCTCGAACAGGAAGGCAGCTTCTCTGGACCGGTGTTCCCGGTCGAAACGGTTGAGGGCAATGGGGCCAGCGTCACGCAGCCACTGCAGCGGCTGCAGCATCCAGCGCGGGTCGAACGGAAGCCGACTGCGCGGATCTACCGGCGGCGCCGGCGGCATGCAGTCAGGGCCGGCCCAGTCTTCGGGGTCGCCACACACGGTGCAGGTGCGGTTCTGGAACACGTGCTCCTTCTCCGGCTGCGGCACGCGTGGCTTTTCGAACAGAGCGCGAATGACCAGGCCACGTTGCGGGCCGTAGTAGACCTGTTCGGCGTTCGCTTCGGCCCAGCAGCCCGGCGCGAAGTCGTCCGCGTGACGGTACTCCCAGCGGGCAACGTGAGCCGAGTAAAGCTCGGCCATCAGGGTGTTGGCCCAGGCGCGGACCTGGTCGGCGGAGACAGGGCCGCCAGCCGGATCGATCCGACGCATGGCGGCGACCACCGCGGCCGCCAGCGACGATGCCTTGGTGGCGTCGACCACTGCGGCCGGGTTGGCGGGGAAGCGGGGCGTGTTCATAGGAGCTCCGGGTGGCAATCCATGTAGGCGCCGATCACTTCCGCCGCGACTTCCGGGACGATGGCATTGCCGGTATCCGGCGAGGTCTGATGGTTGAACATCGATGATGCTCCTGGTGTCGACGTGGCCGGGCGGGATCAGCCCGGCATCGATGAGGTTGCGGATTCACTGCGCGGCGTATCAATCCCATTCGCTGTAGTAATTCACCCGACTATCGCTCACCGGCAGAACATGTGAGCATCGGCCGAATCTCAAGCAAGGAATGCGGTATGAACCCACAGCAAGAAGAGGCGCAGCGTGCGAAGGCATACAAGCGGATAAAGACTATTTGCGACGGACTCCTCGCGGTAATGTCCCTCGCTGGTGGTCCGGCGATTGTCTTGCTTGCATTCGACCCCGCGACAAGATTTGTGCCGCACGCCTCGTCTGCGGTCGTGCTTTTCACGCTGATAGTGGCGGGCGGGGTTCTGCCGATGATCCCAGTGGTATCTTTCGCAGTGAGCGCTTTTCCAAAAGCACTTGGAAAAGGGGATGGTGTGTGGCGCACCATTTTTATCTTCGTGATGGGCATCGTTTGTTTCTCTGTGAACGATTTTGCGTATGACTGGCACACAAAACGGACTGAAGACGCTATTGCCACTACCCAAAGAATCGAAGATGGGAAACGCGCCCAGTCGGCTGCGGATAAGGAAGAGCTTCGTGCATTGATCGAAGGGGCAGTAGCGGAGAAATGCGGACCTTCAAGAACAGCGCCGTAGCCAAGGTCGCAGCCAGGAAAGCGAGCGGGCTGGGGCGCATCTCCAAATCGCACGCATCTGCCGCGCTTCGCGATCTTCGGGGCGGCGTGGGTCTTGTCGGCGGTCATGCATGCTGCTCCTTGCGTTCGGTGATGGCGCGCGCGCTGTGCGCGGCAAGGTTTTCCCAGCGTTCGGCCTCGCCGAGGTAGTGAGCGGCGCGGGCCTGCCGCTCGGTCTCGGTGAACTGCACGTCGTGCAGTGCGTGGTCAGCAGCGGCGCGATTGGCTGCTGCCATGCGGGCTGGGTCGTGATCGAAGATGTCGAGCTGGTTACGCACGCTGGACTCCTGGGATGGGTTGCCGGCTCGTGGAACCCGGCCGGCGCGGGCTCCCTGCGCTACAGGGGGAGAGCGCAGGGCAGGGGATCATTGGGTGTCGTCTGCGAGCATCGGCGCCCGCTGTCGCTCTGCCGCTCGCTGCCGCGTTTCATCGCGGAACGCTGGCCAGTTCCGCACCAGGTCGCGCACACCGCACCAGGCGAAGAAGACGACGCCTGCAGCGAAGGGCAGGAGGAACGAGGCGGCGCCGGTGTAGATGGCGCGGGCAAGCAGCGCCAGCAGCAGCCCGACGATGACGGCGCAGTAGAAGGGCAGTGCCAGGTGGCGCATTACTGGCCCTCCACTTCAGTGATGAAGGCACGCAGCTTTCTGCTGGAGGTGGCGGGTAGCGCCACATAGGCGCGGTCCACGATGACGTGATGCTGGCCGGCGTTCTCGCTGAAGGTGGGCGCACCATCGGCGGAAGCAAACATGACCATGACCCTGGCGCCCTTTGTGCGGCGCCAGCCAGACACGCTCCAGCCAGCCGGATCGCGCATTGCACGCAACCGCATGCCGCAGCCGGGGACTTCTATCACGGCGAATTCTGGAATGGTGGTGGCGCTCATGCTGCACCGCCTTGGGCGCGCGCTGCGCTGCGGACGGCAGCGACGGCGCCAGCAGCGCTCTGGCCGTGCCGCAGGACGGCATTGGCGGCGATGCTTGCTGCGACGACGACCTGATAGGGGAGCAGGCCCCAGCGCTTACCGGCGCGGGCGACGATGCCTGCGGCTGCTGCCGCGCGCTGTGCCTGGGAGTGGTTGGCGATGACGGCGCTCATGCGGCGGCATCCTGGCTTTCGCCCCGCAGCTGCTTGGCAGCGGCGATCAGGGCGCGCGCTGCGGCGGTTGCCTCGTCGGCGGTGTAGTAGATCCGGGCGGCGCCGAAGTTCTGGACGACCTTCCCGCTGACCGTGTCAGCCTTGGCGGTGCCGGGGGCGGTTTCGGTATTGAGGGCCAGAGTGGGCATGGTTGATCTCCTGCGCCGCGCCCCGGGATGGGGCGGTGTCGGCGGCAGGGAGAGACTACGGAATTCCGTATCATCCTGTCAAACGGAATTCCGTAGATGATTCTGAATGTACGGAATTAGGTTCATCTTCGGTCTTTGGGGCGCGGCCTTTGAAACGAAAAAGCCCCGCAAAGCGGGGCTTGGTCTATGTCCCAATTTGGGACGCTACTTAGAACTTTCGCAGACCTGCGTGGATCAATGCCTTGCCGAGAATGCTCACGTCGCCAGGATCTGGCCGATAGGCAGGGAAGTCCGTGTTGACACTGACCACGTAGAGCCCATCGCCACGCTTCTGCAGCATCTTGATCTGCGTTTCGCCACCTATGTTGATGAGGTAGTAGTCGTCGCCGTCGAAGTAATTGCAGCTCGTGTCGATCCAGACGATATCGCCGTCTTCGAGCTTGGGGCGCATAGACGGCCCTCGGCCAGTGATGATCTGGATACGGCCAGGCTGGGGCAGATAGCCGAGCTTCCTGCGCACTTCCCATTCGGCGACCTCGATGGTCTTCACTACCTCTGGGTAGTCCTGATTGACCATCCCCACGCCCATACCCGCACCCCCTTCGAACAAGTCGAAGCGAACATAGCCCGGGTGCGTCTCAGTCTCCGAGAACGTTGCGACTGAACGATCCTCAGCGGCCTTTGAACCCTTGCCGGTTTCCAGCCAATCCGTGTGGACCCCCAGGCGGGCGGCGATCTTGTGCAACGCCGTGCTGGACTTTGACAGTCCGAGTTCAAGGTTGGAAAGGGTGGTAGAGGCAATGCCGGCGAACTTTGCCAGTTCGTTACGGCTGATCCCCTGCGCCTCGCGCTCGGCGCGAATTCTGCTGCCAATGGTTTCCATTTTGGTATTGGAACGGAATGCCGTAACGGAATGCCGTTGACTGGATGCTACGGAATACCGTAGTGTGGCCGGTATGGACAAATCATGGGCGTGCATCATCGGGGAGCTTCAGTCGGGGGGCATGACGTATGCCCAGATCGGCGAGGCAATTGGCTCGGCCGGATCGACGGTGGGTGATCTAGCGTCTGGGCGCTCACAGTCGCCCCGCGCGGCCGCTGCTCTGGCGCTGTTGAAGCTGTACGCGAAACGAGTCGAGGCTGAGTGCTCGGCCCCAGCGACGCTGCCGGCTGCCGGCCGGATCAGCAAGCGCGCGCTGCGCGCGAAGCTGGGCCTGAGCACCGACAAGCAGTTGGCCAAGGTTCTGGACCTGCCGGTGGAGCAGGTGAGCGGTTGGGCGGATGACGAGATGGTCCCGGCCTTGCCGCAGGTAATGAGGCTGCTTGGACACCCCGTGCAGCTGGAGCCGGCCAAGCCGGCCAACGACGACCCCGATGCAGGCCGCATAGCCCCGATTGAGGTGGCGTGATGGGCTACAGCCGAACGAGGCGCTCGCCAGTCGCAACCACCTCAAATCCGTCTGCGTCGGCATTGACGGCGCTGCCGTCTCCGAGCGTGTGCCTTGCCATCCCCTCGACCCAGCTTGGCCCGTCCAGGTCCGAAGTGTCGATGCGGGTGAAGTGCTTGATGACCCAAACCTTGCGGCCGTCCGCGCCGCGAGTCTCGATTTGTTCCGTCTCCATGGAGAACCCCAATGTCTGACCAAACCCCCGAGCAGGCGCGGGAGCACCACCTGTCGCGCATCCGCGAATACGCGGTGCAGCACGACCTCGCTGGCGAGGATATCGCACTGATCTTCAACGCGGGGCTGGCCGCCGCCCGGACCTTGCGGCCCTCGCTTTTCGAACAGGTGGCCACTGGCCGTCTTCCCTGAATTGTTGATCTCCATGGCGCCCATCGTGCGCCACCCGAGCACAGCCCGAAACCTTGAAAAACCGTCCCTCCCAAGGTGACCTCATGACCTGCCGCACATCCCCCCTTAGCTGGCTCGACACCCTCTACAACGCTGTGCGCGAGACGCCGGGCGGTGTGCAGGCTGCAGCCGCGTACCTGGCACAGCGCCGGGGCAAGTCGATGCACCCCGAGACGCTGCGCGCGAAGCTGCGCGGCCTTGAAGGCGAATCGGTAACCATTGAAATCGCCGAACTGCTCACCGAGTGGATGCAGGAACAGGTGGGTGGTGCGGACCGCGCCCTGGGTTGGATGCAGGCCCTGGCCGGCCAGTTCGGCATGGCTGTGGATGTGGTGCCGCCGGCACCGGAGGGCGGCTGGTCGGACGAGATCGCAGCGCTGCAGACCAAGCTGCTGGAGATCCAGCGCAGCATGGGTGCCCTGTCTGGCACCGCATTGGAGGCGATTGCGGACCAGCAGATCGACAGCGACGAAGCACGGCTGATGCTGGCCGAGGTCCGTTCGCTGCGCACGATGGCGCACCGCCTGGAGCGCAACATCGCGCGCGCTGCGGCGAAGGGGAGGGCTGTGCGATGAACCATCCCGCTCGCTCCACCGATCCCAGCACCAGCCACGAGGCAGCCAACTACATCGTTGCCAGTGGCGTCCAAGGTGACCAACAAGCCGCAGCAGCTTCCGCTGTGCGTCGCTTCCCGGGCCTGACAAGCCTCGAACTGGCGAACGAGACGGGCATCTGCCGATACGTGCTCGCTCGACGCCTTCCCGAACTGGCCGAAACCGGCCGCGTGTGGCGGGGCCCGAAGAAGCCTTGTCCAATGTCTGGCCGCAGTGCCTGCACCTGGTGGCCGGTGGCCCGGGGCCAGAACATGACGCTGGGGCTCTGACATGTCGACCATCATCATGTCGCAGTGCTGGCCGCTGCAGGGCCTGAGCGTCACGCAGAAGGCTGTGTTGATCTCGCTGGCTGACCAAGCCAACGACGACGGCGTGTGCTGGCCGGCGGTGGGCACCATCGCCGCGCGCTGCTGCATGTCGCCGCGCGCTGTCCGCACCGCCATGGATCATCTGGAAGTCGTGGGCCTACTGACCCGCGACCGCAGGTTCAACAGCAGCACTGTCTACAACGTCACCCCGGCCAAGTTCGACAAGGCCGCAGCGCCGTCGAAGGGCACCCGCAAGGCCGGAAAATCCGGTACTGCATCGGGCGCAGGTGCTGCGCCCCGTGCAGGGGGTGCGCCCGATGCAGGTGGGGATGCGCCCCGTGCAGGTGGGGATGCAGCGGGCGCAGGTCTGGAGGTGCGCCCCGTGCCGCCTAACCATCATATAACCACCAATGAACCGTCAGAAGAACCGTCATCTCCGGCGGGCCTGTCGGCCGCGCCGCCGGTGGTGGATTCGGAAACGGAGTTGCAGGCCGCATGCAGGGCGACATGGGCGGCATACGCCAGCGCCTACCGCATCCGCCACGGCGTGGCACCGGTCCGGAACGCGAAGGTCAACGCCAACGTGAAGCAGCTGGTGCAGCGGCTCGGGCATGCCGAAGCACCAGCCGTCGCCGGGTGGTTCCTGACCGTCAACGAGCGCTACGTGGTGCAGAACATGCACGACCTGGGCTCGCTGCTGGCGAAGTGCGAGGCCTACCGCACGCAGTGGGTCACCGGCAGGCAGATGACCGCGACCAGCGCCCAGCAGCAGGACCAGACCCAGAGCAACGCCAACGCCGCAGACGAGGCCAAGGCCAAGCTGCGCCAGCTGAGGGAGGCGACCAATGCTCACTGACGCCGAGCAGGATCAGCTGGTGGACATGCTGGCCTCTACTGCCGAGGTCATGGGCGAGAAGATCAGCCCCAACGCGGCGACGTACATGGTGCTGGATCTGGCCACCTATCCGCTGCGCGTGCTGGCTGAGGCGCTGACCGCCTGCCGCCGCGAGGTAAAGGGCCGGCTGAGCCTGGCCGCGATCATGGAGCGCATTGACGACGGGCACCCGGCACCGAACGAAGCGTGGGCTGTGGCGATCCGGGCCGCTGACGAGGCGGTGACCGTGGTATGGACCGAGCAGACCAGGGACGCGTGGACGGCGGCGCTGCCGCTGGTCGAGGAGGGCGACAAGATCGCAGCCCGGCAGGCGTTTCTGGAGGTGTACGCCCGGTTGGTGAAGAGCGCGCGCGCTGTGGGTGGTTGCGCCGTCTATCAGCCGTCGCTGGGCCACGACGCGAGTGCCCGCGCCGCAGCGCTGCAGCTGGCGGTGGATGCTGGACGCTTGGCGCACGAGCAGGCAGCCGATCACCTGGCGCTGCCGCCGGCCACACCTGCGTTCAATCCGCTTGCCCTGCTGGCTGGCCGAGTGGAGGCGAGCCCAGAAGCGAACGAGCGCACCCGGAAGCACCTGGCCGAAATCGCCGAGTTGTTCGGCCCCGCTCAGGACGCAGCGGCATGAGGCAGGACCACGTCGAACTGGAGGTGCGCCCTGTGTCCGAGCCGGTGGCGGTGGCCGGCTGGTATCTGGCCTATGGCTACGGGATCAAGCCGCTGGTGCTGTACGCCACCCGCGGGGCGACCGTCTGGCGCGATGGTTGCCGGCAGATCCCGATCACCCGGTATGCCGGGCCGATTCCGGAACTGCGCTGATGTGGTCAAACGCACCGGCACCAACACGCGCTGAGGCAGAACGCATACGGGTGGCGAAGAGGGGGCCTTGCATGGTTTGCCTGTTGCTCTTCATGCGGAACCTGCTGCCAGAACACCGAGTGATACGGGGATGCGAATACCACCACTGCAAGTCCGGAAACATCCGCCGTGGCCACGCCTTCGGCTTCGCTATGTGCGAATGGCACCACGAGCGCAAGCCGCTGCAGGGGAAGTCTTTCCAGTGGATGAGCCGGGTTTACGGCTGGAGCTTGAAGGAAGGATCCAGAACCTTCCACGACCTTTACGGCTCGGATGACGAGCTGATTGACCAACAGACCTACATCAACGAACTGAGGTTGAAGCATGACCGAATCCAAGCAATCTATGGCTGACCGGGCCCGCGCGCTGTTCGCTTCCAACCCAGGCATTGAGGTCACTGCCGTGCAGGCGAGCGATGCCGCTGGTGTCCAGGGCTGGAAGAATCGGCAGGCCATGCGCCGCACGCTGCACGACCTGGTCGACGCGGGCTACCTGACCAAGTCGATTGGCGTGGCGCCGACGTTCAAGGCGACAGGCCAAGGTATGCGGCGTAAGGCGATGGCGCCGGAAGAGCGAGCCGAGCGGCGGAGGGAAATCAGCCGTGCGTCGAAGGCGAAGACGCGCGCTGCCAAGGCCGCAGCACAAGCAGCCTCGCCTCGTGTGGACAGGATGACCATCAACCGGTCGCGTGTGGCGCAGTTGTCCGGCTTGGCCCCGGCTAAGCCATGGGGCAAGGAGAAGGGGAAGGAACGCGCGGCCGAGACCGTGGAGGAATTCAAGGCGCGCGGCGGCCATGTGCAGCGCCTTCCGGCCAGCTGGGAGCAGGCAGCATGAGTGCGCTCGAGTTCACCGCGCGAAGCCTGTTGTGTGGCGCCATGAGGCTGCCACCGGACGGCGTTACTGCCGAGTTGATGATGGATCTCTCAATCCCACAACTGGGCATCGTCCCAAGCGCCGCCGCTCTCAGTGCGATCCGCACTGCCTTGGTCACGCACTGGAGGCCGATTGCCGAAGCACCGCAGGACGGCCGGCGGCTGATGCTGTGGGACTCGGTGAGCAAGCGGCCGGTGTTCGGCAGCTGGCGCGGTGACAACCCGGAGATCACGCACTATGCAGTCGAGCCGACTGGCCCGGAGGTTGCCTAATGGATACCAGATTCCATGTTGGCCAGTTGGTCATGGTGAAAGAGGATCCCGACGTGTTCCCGTTCTGCGGCGAGATTGCGCGCGTGGCTGCTCTCGACGTTCCGTGTATGGACGGCCTCGGCATGGAAGTGGTCAGCGACCACCTTGGGCCGTTCAAGGGCACCTACGCACAGTTTGAGCCAGTCCCTGAAATGGGAGGGAGGCACTGATGGGTGCGATCAAGAAGCCGGCGCGAGCGCGCGCTGCACAAGCAAACCACCAAGGGGAAGGCGCATGCGAATGAGTAGTGCACGGGAACTGCTGTCCAGCCGGACGGGCCCAAAGACCATGAGTTTCGATGGCAGCGCGGGCGGCCCGACCACCCAGGAGGTCGTGGCTGCGCTCGCGTACGTGCCGCACGGGCTGGGGCATGAGCTGCTGCAGGCAATGTGGTGGCCCGAGAGTGGTCAGCGCCGCCGCGAACAGCTGCGCCAGGCCGTCATCGCTTTGGTGGCACCGGAGTTCACCCGCCAGATGCACGAACTAGCCGACGCTCGCACGCACTTCGGCATCGCCAAGGCCAGCATGGGCTGGTGTGGCGGGACGGTCACCGATGCACAGCGACGCGAGCTGCGCCGAGCAGAGAAGGCGCTGGATGACGCGCGCGCTGCGGCATGGCCGAACAACACGATGGAGCAGCTTGGGGTTCTGGCTGGCGCTGTGATCGCGGAGATGGTCGGGGCATGCGAGTGCGATCGATGCGGCGGCAGGAAGGTTGTTCCAGATCCGGCGGGCGCAGGCGTAGTGAACTGCGGAGACTGTGGCGGAAGTGGCTGCGAGCCTCTGAGTGGCCGAAAGCGCGCCGGCGCCATCGGTGCGGATTGGTCGGCCTACAGCCGGTTCTGGCGGCCGGTCTATGAGTGGATGCTTGCCAACTTCCGCGCGGCCGAGGCGCGCGCTGCAAGGCAGTTCAGCAAGGCGCTCACGACGACAGCGTAACGATGACTTCCTAGGTCATCGAAATAGGCGGCAATCTTGCCACCATCCAATCGCAAGCCCCGGCCCAGCCGGGGCTTTTTCTTTGCCCGCGTCCCAGCCGGACAAACTCTCGTGCCCAGCCGGCGCTAGGGGCGGGCACCATTAACCGGGAGGGGCTTATGCCGAACCGGACAAGTCACGGGGCCACCATGAAGGACGAGATCATCAGCACTGCGGCCGGTGCCGTGGCCAAAGCCGCACCGCCGGTAACCGTCGCCGGCGCCGTCGCTGCGGGCGCGGATCTAGACCGCGTGGTGGTGGTGTTGACCATCGTCTATCTCGTTGGCCAGATCGCTTACCTGGGGTGGCGCTGGGTCCGCGAGTGGCGGCAGAGGGCGCAGGCATGAAGGCGAAAATCATCGGCGGAACTGCCGCAGCCGTTATTGCCCTGTCCGCCGCTGTGCTGGTCAAGCCGCGCGAGGGCTATGCACCGACGCCCTACATCGACATGGTCGGTGTTGCGACGTACTGCTACGGCGATACGGACAAGCCGGACCAGGCGTACTACACCGAGGCGGAGTGTGCTGCGCGGCTCAACAGCCGCCTGGGCGAGTACCTCACCGGCATACAGGCCTGCATCCATGTCCCGCTGGACCAGCACGAGTGGGCAGCACTGCTGAGCTGGTCCTACAACGTGGGGACCACCGCAGCCTGTGGCTCTTCGCTGGTGCGCAAGATCAACAGCGGGCGACCGGCCTCAGCCTGGTGCACAGAGCTGGACCGGTGGGTCTATGCAGGTGGGAAGCGCGTGCAGGGCCTGGTGGACCGTCGAGCGGCTGAGCGTCGGATGTGCGAGGGGCGGTCGTGAATCGCATCGTCATCGCCATCGTCGCATTCGTCGTTTGGTCCGCAGCCATGTTCGGCGCTGGCTGGTCATGGCGCGGTGACCGAGCTGAGGGTGTAGCGGCCCAGCAACGCGCGGCCGGCGCTGAGGCAATCGCCGACCAGGTGAATAAGACCCGCGCCACCGAGCAGAGCAAAGCCCTGCAGCTGGCCGACATTGGAGCCAAGCATGAAGAAGACCGGACTGCGGCCGAGGCCGTCCCTGCTGCTGTTGTGGCTGGCCTGCGCAGCGGCAATCTCCGCCTGCGCGACGACCTCGCCACCTGCCACACCGCTCGCCTGTCCGAAGCTGCCGCCGGCGCCGTCGAACGTGATGCGCGCGCCGAACTACGTCCAGAGGTTGTCGGAGCTGCTGTTCGAATCGTCACCGACGCCGAAGACCATGTCCGAGCCTGCCAAGCGGTGATCGCTGCTGACCGGCAGCCGGTGACGCAATGAACGGCCGGATGCTGGCGCTGGGCCGGTTGAAGGCCGGCGAGATGAACAAGACCGAGGCGGCGTATGCCTCGCGGCTGACCGCGTTGCAGGCTGCCGGCGAAATCCAATGGCACCGCTTCGAGGGCCTGAAGCTACGTCTGGCGGACAACACGTTCTACACCCCGGACTTTGCGGTCATGGCAGCCGACGGCGTCATGGAGTGCCACGAGGTGAAGGGCCATTGGCAGGACGATGCAAGGGCCAAGATCAAGATCGCCGCGTCCATGTATCCGTTCCGCTTCATCGCGGTGAAGGTCAAGGCCAAGCGGGACGGCGGCGGCTGGGCAGTGGAGGAGTTCTGATGGCTGGAGCAGTGACGGCTACCGTCCGCATGCGCTGGTGGCTGCGGTGCTACTTGGCCGCGGTGGTGTGGTTTGCCAGGACGACGGGCATGGAACCGGACTGGGAACGGGTTGAGGGATGGATACGCCGTGGCTTGGTACTGCGAACGACGAGGGTTGCTGATGGACGTTCCACAGATTGAAGAGCTGGCGGCAGCACTGGCCGCTGAGCAGGCTGCGCGCGCTGCAGCAGTCACCGCCTTGGCCGGGCGCATCGATGGCAGCACAGACGCTCGCATTGACCGTCTGGTCGGGGTCATCGAGCAGCAGGGCGAGCAGATCGCGGAGCTGGCGGCGCATGTCGGCATGCTGGTCCAATCTGTCGCGCAGCTGTTGGGGGAGGAGGCTGGCACACCGGTTCCGGACGAAGGTGCCGAGCCTCCGCGCGCGGACTTGGACGGGAACCCGTACTGATGCCTGTCAGGCCACCGCAGCACCGAGCGGCAGGTTGGCGTCCCTACAAAGAAACCAGCGCCCAGGTGCGCAAGAGGCAGGCCCGCCGCGCGCTGCCAACGAACTCAGCGCTCTGGAGGCGGATCCGAGCGGTGGTGCTGGCCCGTGAGCCGCTGTGCAGGTGCTGCGCGGAGCAGGGAAGGGTGCGGGCAGCCACTGAGGTCGACCACATCGACGGGGACGATGCCAACAACGCCGACAGCAACCTGCAGCCCCTGTGCCGGCCGTGCCACAGCACGAAAACAGCGCTGGAGAACGGCGGATTCGGCCGAGGAGCGCGGGATTGATGGTTCCACGAGCGTGGAACGTCCACAATCACGCAAATTAACGAAATATTAACATTTGAACGGGGGGGAGGGTCAAAGTTCGGCGCCTTCTCGCGACGATACGCGCGCCCCCCTTTCTTCGCGCGTCCACAGAATTTGAATTTCAGATTTGGAGCTGACCGGCGATGGCCAGGCACAAGCAGCCCGCCGAGCTGGCCAAGCTCAAGGGGGCGGATAAGCGCAACCCACAGCGCTACAAGACCGAGGCGCCAAAGACGGGGAAGTCGCTGGGCAAGGTGCCCGGCCATCTGCCCGAAGAGGTCTCAGTGGTCTGGAAGGAGCTGGAGAAGTGCGCCCTGCCGGGCGTCCTCACCAGCGCAGACCGTTTCATCATGGAAGTGGCGTCATCGCTGCTTTCCGAGTTCCGCGCCAATCGCGGCGAGTTCGTCGCGGCCAAGTACTCCCACCTGATCGGCTGCCTGGCGCGCTTGGGCCTGACCCCGGCGGACCGTCAGAAGCTGGGGACCGAGAAGACCCCGGAGGGCAACCCATTCGACGAGTTCTGATCCATGACCCCCACCGATTCAGCCAAGGCCTACGCCAAGGGCGTCACGGCGGGAAAGATCATTGCCAACGAGTTCATCCGGTTGGCCTGCCAGCGGTTCCTCGATGACCTGAAGCGAAAGGGGGCCGACTGGCCCTACAAGTACGACGCCGAGAAGGCAGACCGTGCGGTGCGCTTCATGGAGAAGATGCCGCACACCAAGGGAAAGTGGGCGGCGCAGAAACGGCTGCTGGTGCTTGAGCCATGGCAGCGCTTCATTGAGTGCAATTTGTTCGGCTGGGTCCACAAGAAGACGGGGCATCGGCGGTTCCGCCGTGCCTACGAGGAGATCCCGCGCAAGAACGGCAAGTCGCTTCGCCTGGCTGCCCGTGGCCTGTACTTGTTCTGCGCAGACGGCGAGGCAGGTGCCGAGGTCTACTCAGGCGCCACCAGCGAGAAACAGGCCTTCGAGGTGTTTCGGCCGGCCTGGCAGATGGTCCAGAAACTGCCGGCGCTGCGCTCGCGCTTCGGCATTGAGCAGGCCGGCAACCCGAAGAACCCCGGCCCGCTCTTCGTCATTGAGGACATGTCGAAGTTCGAGACGATGATCGGCAAGCCGGGCGACGGTTCGAGCCCGCATGCTGCGCTCGTGGACGAGTACCACGAGCACGACGACGACCACATGGTCGATGCGATGGAAACTGGTATGGGCGCGCGCGAGCAGCCCCTGCTGTCGATCATCACCACAGCCGGCACCAATCTATCCGGCCCTTGCTTCGAAATGCGGGGCGATGCGATACGCATCCTGCGCGGCGAGGTCACCGACGAAACGGTTTTCGCCGCGATCTACTGCATCGATGAGGGCGACCGTTGGGACGACCCGGCGAGCCTGCGCAAAGCTAACCCCAACTACGGCGTGTCTGTATTCGAGCAGTTCCTGCTCGATCAGCTGGCCAAGGCAAAGCGGTCAGCGAGCAAGCAGAGCGCTTTCCGCACCAAGCACTTGAACGACTGGGTGGGCGCCAAGCTCGCGTGGATGAACATGCTGGCGTGGCAGCGGCAGAAGCGGGCGTTTGAGATTGACGACTTCGCCGGGTGCCCGTGCTGGGTCGGCGTTGACCTGGCTTCGAAGCTGGACGTGGCCGCGGTCGTGATGCTGTTCGAGAAGGACGACAGCTACTACGTTATCCCAAGGTTCTACGTGCCGGAGTCGGCCGTGGAGGATAACGAGAAGTACCAGCATTTCCTGCTGGACGAGCTGATCGTGTCCACCCCCGGCAACATGACCGATTACGCCTTCATCGAAGAAGAGCTGAAGGAGCTTGCCGCGCGGGGTATCGACGTTCGGGATATCGCGTTCGATCCGGCCCAGGCGGCGTACCTCATGACGAGGCTGGAGCAGGAAAGCCTGCCGGTGGTCGAGATGGCACAGTCCGTGCGCAATCTGTCAGAGCCGATGAAGGAAGTGGAAGCGCTGATCCTCTCACGTCGCTTGTGGCACGACGGCAACGCGGCGATGACATGGATGATGGGCAACGTGGTTGCGCGCCTGGACGCGAAGGAGCACGTCTACCCGCGCAAGGAAAAGATGGAGAGCAAGATCGACGGCGCGGTGGCGCTAATCATGGCCATGGGCCGCGCCATGCAGGCGCGGGACACCGGCACAACCCAACAAGGCTTCGTGGTGATCGACTGATGTTCGGACTATTCGAGAAGAACCGGCGGGCTGATGCCCGCGACCGTATCGAGCCGACGATCAGCAACCTGGTCGACGGCGAGGTGATCCAATCCTCCAGCCCGGCAATGTTCGAGGTGTTCGGGAACCCGACGACCGCCTCTGGAGCGGTGGTCAGCCCGGAATCTGCGATGCGGGTCTCTGCGGTGTTCGCCGCCGTTTCGTTGCTGGCAGGTGCGATAGCGCAGCTACCGCTGCCCGTCTTCGAGCGGGTGGATGGGCACCGCAAGCGGGCTGAGCACGACTACTGGTGGCTGCTGAACGAACAGTTTTCCTCCGGTTGGTCGAGCGCTACCGGCTGGGAGTTCATCGTCGGCCAAATGCTGCTGCGCGGTGATGGCGTCGCGTATATGACGCGTAACCGCGCCGGCGTGGCGACGGGGTTGATTCCCTGGCCCCGCGACAGAGTGATGATTCTCAAGCAGGACAAGACCAGCCCACGTGAACCGACGCGCCTGCAGTACACGTTCCACGACGTGGACGGGTACTTCACCGTTGACCAGGACGACGTGCTCCATTTCCCCGGCTTCGGATTCAACGGCGTGCACGGGATGTCGGTGATCCAGTGGGGTGCTCGGAACGGCATCGGCATTGCCATCCAAGGGGATGAGCATGCCGGCAAGTTCTTCAGCGAGGGCGGTAAACCGGAGGTGGCCATCACGGCGACCAACAAAATGAACCAGGCGATGCAGGATGACTTCCGCGATGCCTGGGTCAAGAAGTACGGAGGCACGCAGGGCAACCGCCGCATACCTCTGATCCTGACGGAAGGGCTCGATATCAAGGAGCTGACCATGTCCGCCGTCGACCAGCAGTTGCTGGAGTCCCGGCAATGGCAGGTCATCGACGTGGCTCGCGCATTCGGTGTTCCACCTCACATGATCGGCGAGACGACCAAGTCCACCAGCTGGGGCAGCGGCATCGAGAGCATGGGCATCGGCTTCGTGAAGTACACGCTGGGTCCGCACCTGAAACGGATCAAGGACGAGCTGAACCGCAAGCTGTTCCGCACGCCGCGCTACTTCGTTGAGCACAACGTTGACATGTTCATGGCCGGTGACTCGAAAACGCAGGCTGAGTACTTCAGCAAGGCGCTGGGCGGCCCCGGAACGACAGGCTGGATGGTCGTGAACGAAGTCCGCCGCCTCAAGAACCTGCCTCCCATCGAGGGTGGCGACGAGCTTTACAAACCGAAAGATCCCGCGCCACCGGCGAAGCCCAGCGGCGACGACCCTGAAAGGAACCCTGACGATGCCGATTCCTAAGCTGCTGCAGCTGGCCAAGAACAATGCAGGCCAGTCCCGGCCGATCCGCGCCGAGGCGGACGGCAAAGAGGCCACCATCTACCTGCACGGCGTTATCGGTGGGTGGTGGGGCGACATTGACGAAACGATGTTCGCCCAGGCCATGGCGGGCATTGACGCGGACGTGATCCACCTGCGCATTGACTCGCCCGGCGGCGACGTGTTCGCGGCACGTTCGATGATGACCGCCATTGCCCAGCACAAGGCAACGGTTATTGCCCACATCGATGGCTTGGCCGCCTCGGCTATGACGGGGGTTTGCATGGCATGCGACAAGGTCGAGATCAGCCAAGGCGCCGGGTTCATGATCCACAACGCGTGGACAATCACAGTCGGCAACAAGGCAGACATGACCAAGACTGGCGAGCTGCTGGCCAAGATCGATGCCGGCCTGGCTGGTGACTACACCCGCCGCACCGGCAAGGATCAGGCGCAGATCGTCCAGTGGATGGACGAAGAGACCTGGTTCACGGCTGACGAGGCCAAGGAACACGGCTTCGCAGACGAGGTGGTGGAGATCGTGGGCAAGAAGAAGGCATCCAATACCTGGGATCTTTCCGCATACGACAACGCTCCGGCCGCGCTGGCCAATCGCAAGACCGAACCCGACGACGGCGCAGCCGCCGCGGCCCACAAAGCCAACCTGTCGCGCCGTCTGGCGCTGCTGGAACGCTCCGCTGCGTAAGCGACTCCCGCCCGCAGTTACTCCGACCGCCGAAAGGCGGTTTTTTTTCGACCAGAGGAAATAGCTAATGCCCTTCAACATTCAGGCCGAGCGGGAGCGCCGTACCGCGCTGGCAAAGGAAACCCGCAACCTGCTGGACACCAGCACCGGTGACGGCAACAAGTGGACCCCGGAAAACCAGAAGAAGTACGACGAGAACGTCGGCGAGATCGAGCGAATCGATGCGGCTATCGAGCGCCACCAGAAGGTCATGGACCTGACGGCCGACGAGGCACTGCGCGAACAGGGCGTGCGCGAGCACTCCACCTCGGCGACCCGTGGTGGCCGGGAGCTGTCCAACGAAATGCGGCTGTTCGACCGCTGGGCACGCGGTGGTGACGGCGCCCTGAACGCAGAGGACTGGAAGCAGGTCAACGCGGCAATGTCGGGCAACCCGGCCGTCAACCCGGAACAGGGCGGCTACACCGTGCCCACCACGCTGGCCGAGCAGATCCTGGAATCGCTCAAGGCCTACGGCGGCATGCGCCAGGTGGCCGACGTGTTCAGCACCGCCGGCGGCGAGCCGATGCAGTACCCGACCAGCGACGGCACCTCGGAAGAGGGCGAGCTGGTGGCCGAGAATCAGTCGGCGACCGACCAGGATGTGGCTTTCGGCACCAAGGGCCTGCAGGTCTACAAGTACAGCTCCAAGGTGGTGACCGTGCCGTGGGAGCTGCTGCAGGACAGCACCGCCGATATTGCCGGCTTCATCGAGAAGCGGCTGCAGACCCGCCTGGGCCGCATCACCAATCGCAACTACACCGTCGGCAGCGGCGTCGGTCAGCCGATGGGTGCTTTCACTGCGGCCTCGGTTGGCAAGATCGGTTCCGCGTCGGCTCTCCCGATCATCACCTATGACGACCTGGTGGATCTGGAGCACAGCGTCGACCCGGCCTATCGCGCGCTGGCGAAGTGGATGTTCCACGACGACATGCTCAAGCTGATTCGCAAGGTGAAGGACGACCAGGGCCGGCCGATCTTCGTACCGGGCTACGAGCAGGGCAACCCGGGCGGTGCGCCGGATCGCCTGCTCAACCGCGATATCCAGATCAACCAGCACGCGCCGGCGCCGGCAGCCGGGGCAACTTCCATCGCGTTCGGCGACTTCAGCTACTACAAGATCCGCGACGTGATGGCGGTGACCCTGTTCCGCTTCAACGACTCGGCCTACGTCAAGAAGGGACAGGTGGGCTTCATGGCGTGGATGCGCTCCGGCGGCAACCTGGTTGATGTGGGTGGAGCGCTGAAGACCTTCAAGCACGGCGCCGCGGCCTAAGCGCCCGGACCACGAACGGAGGGGCGCCCCGCGTGGGGCGTCCCTCGGAGACGATCATGGCAAAGCAGAAGAACACCGCAACGCGGGTTGCGCCAGTTGTCGCGGCCGAGGCTGGCGCGCCCGTCACGGCCCCGGTAGTCGTTGATGCTGGCGCGGCCACCGGTGAGAAGCCCGAAGAACTGACCGGCGATGCTGAACTGCCGGTTGCCGGGGGCGCCGAGGTGGTCACCGGTGAGCCCGGCCAGGTGGCCGACGGCGTAGATGAAGACGGCGCGGCGGTCACAGTACCGGCAGTCGTTGATGCCGGTGCGGCTACCGGTGAAGAAACCGCAGAACTTACCGGCGATGCTGAACTGCCGATTGTCGGCGGCGCCGAGGTGGTCGCCCGTGAGCCCGGACAGATTGCCGACGGCGGGGGCGAAGACAACGGCGCGGCCGAAGCAGAGAGCGCCGCGTCGCCGCCGCAACAGCCGCCGCAGCCATCGGAGCGTGAGACAGTGCCGGCTCTGGTGCTCAGCGACAACCACTTGGGCAAGGTCGGCCAGGTAATCCAAGTCGATGCGGCCCACGCCGAGGCGCTGCGCCTGGGCGGGCTGATCGACACCCATCCCAACGCGATCAAGGCGGCAACGCCGGAGGAGTAGCCCATGCTGCGCACGGTGAGCCCGGCGACCGAGGAGCCTGTGTCGCTGAGTGAAGCGAAGGCGCATCTTGTCGTGATCCATGACGCCGACGACGCCCTGATCGGGGCGTTCATTGCCGCTGCTCGCGAGTCCGTGGAGCGCAATACCGGCTATGCGTTGGTGGAGGCTTCCTACGAATGGACGCCAGTGGGACAGCGGCAATCGCCTCTCCCCATTGAGCCGGCGACGGTGACGAGCGCTGCCGGCGAGTATCCGGTTCTCTTCACCACCACCCCCGGACCAATGCCAGGGCCGTTGCGGGCCGCGATCTTGCTGACGCTTGGCGACCTCTACGCCAATCGCGAAGGATTGGTGGTGGGTGCGACCTGTGTCGAGAATCCAACCGTGGATCGCCTGATGTTCCCATACCGTCGGGTGCTGCCATGAGGCGGGCAGGAAAGTATCGCCATCGCATTGCCTTGCAGATTCAAGAACCCGTGCGGGATCCGCTTGGAGGCGATGAGTTGGAATGGGTGGGCTGGCAGGCAGATGTGCCGGCCGAGGTGGTCCCGCTTTCAGGGCGTGAATTCGTTGCTGCATCGGCTGAGCACGGCCAAGTCACAGCGCGCATGGAAATTCCGTATCTGCCTGGTGTTCTGAACACAATGCGCGCGGTGTTTGACGGCCAGCACTACGCGATCCGCGCCGTCCTGCCTGATCCCACGGCGCGGGGGCATATCACCTTGATGGTAGACGCGGGGCTCTCCGATGGCTGAGCAGATCGAGGTCCATGGCCTTGACGGGCTCTTGTCGTCGCTGAAGGCGCTGCCGGTTGAGCTGCAGGGAAAGCCTCTGCAGACCGCGCTGCGTCGGGGCGGCAATCTGATTCGCGATGCGGCCCGCGCTCGTGTGCCGCGTGCCAGCGGCTTCTTGGCCACGCAGATCGTGGTGCGCAGGGCCAATGCGCGCAATCGGAACAAGGCCGGCGTTGGGCCGGGTGGCGAGTATTTCACCGTTGGCGTCAAAACTGGCAAACGCGCCAAGTATGCCAACACCAAGAGGAACCGTCGGCAGCGCCGGGTTGGCAAGGTCTACGTGCAGGCAGGCTGGGCCAGCTACTGGCGGTATCTGGAATTTGGCACGAAGAAGATGGCGGCAAAGCCGTTCCTGACGCCAGCCGCCGAGGCAAACGGGCCCCAGGCGGCGCAGCTGATTGTGGACCAGACCCGCGCGTCTATCGACCGGGTAATGAAGGCAAGGGGGTGGAAATGATGGTGCCGCTTATCCAACAGCTGCTGCAGGGCGACGAGGCCGTGCGGACTCTGTTTGGTGATCCCGTCCGTGTTTTCCCCTCTATGGCGCCGCAGGACACCGCATTGCCTTACGCCACGTGGGATGTTGTGGGCGGCTCACCAACCAACCTGCTTTCCGAGCGACCGCCCGCCGATGGCTGGCGCGTCCGGTTGACGGTGTGGGGGAAATCGACGTCCAAAGCCAACGCTGCTGCGGTGGCAGTTCGCGACGCTGTGGAGACAGTCGGAAGCATCGAGTCCTACAACCCTCCTCCCGATGACGACGATACAGGGGCGTTTGGCATCTCCTTCGACGCTCGACTGCTGCAGCTTCGCTGACCAACTCAACGGCAATCCATCGGCCCCGCAAGGGGCTTTTTTCATACCCGGCGACGGGCACAACGCAAGGAAAACCCTATGGGACAGGTACTGAAGTCCAAGCACACCCAGCTGTTCATCGCCATCGGCGCGGCGGAGGTCATCAAGGTGACCCGTGTCCGTTCGGTCGGCTTCCCTGACGGCCAGGCCTCGGAAATCGATATCTCGGACTTCGATGACGACTGGGATCAGTTCGTCGCTGGTCGCAAGGCGACCGGCAGCACGAGCATCGAGGTGATCTATGACTCGGTCGATTCCGAGGCGCTGGAGGAACTGCACCGCACTGGCGCGGTGGTCAACTTCCTGGTCACCGCGCCGGCCAGCGAAACGGCGGGCGCGGATAAGCCTGCGGCGGTAAATGGCGTCATCACCCCGCCGACGGCGGTTGTGTCGAAGCAGTTCAATGGCTTCGTGCAGAACTTCGCGGTGACGGTGGCCGACAACGATGTGTGGAAGGCCACGATGACCATCCGTGGCTCCGGCGCAGTCGAAACGCACCGCCCGGCGCCCTGACCGCAACAACGGCGCTCTCTCTTTCGGCCCACTTCGGTGGGCCTTCTCTTTGGCAGGGCGCGCGGATCCTCCGCGTGTTAGCCGTGCGCGGCCCGCGCGCCCTGTCGCCATTCAAGGAAACGGCCAATGAGCAAGACCAACGACAGCAACGAAGCCCTGGCAGGAACGGTGAGCATCCTTCAGGCGTTCACCAGCGCCGGCATGTTCGCCGCAAAGGACGTGCAGCCGGACACAATCGAACTGCCGGACGGCACCAAGGCGGAGTTCTTCGTGCGCGCGCTGCCGGATACCGAGTTCCGCCAGCTGTGGAGCACCGCCGACCGCGCCAAGCTGATCGCGGCCACGATCTGCGATGAGAGCGGCAAGCGTGTACTCACTGAAAAGCAGGCGGGCGAGCTGAAGCCGAAGGTGGCGGCAAGTCTGCAGACGATTGCGCTCAAGCACGCAGGCTTCGGCAGTGACGCTGACGCCCTGCGGGAAGAAGCGGGAAACGGCTAAGGCAGCGCGGCGAGGATTGGTTCTGGCATGTCCTCGCTGGCCATCTGCATCGCACGGTGGCGGAGCTGCGATCCACCATGTCGCGCCGGGAGTTCCTGTGGTGGTGGGAGTTCCACAAGCGCAACCCCATCGACCCGGTCAGCATCCACCAGAAGCCTGCGGCATTCATCGCGTACATCACAGCTGCACACAGCCAAGGCGGAACTAAGCGCGGCATGCAGCATTTCCTAGACGCCCTGGTGCCTCGCTCTGACGACGACGAGGCGCAGGACTGGTTCGATTCCCTTGGATGACCCATGGCTGACACCTTCGGGCGCTTCGCAGCGCTCCCCATTGGACCCCTGCTCGCAGCTCGCGACGGAGGGCTTACTCTCGCAACTACCGCAGCCGCCGACGCGCGGAGGTGCGCGCGGTCCGACTTCGCGCTCACGAACGGAACCGTGGGCGTCGAGTTCGCCGCGTGGGGTGATGACGATCTGGCGGCAGTAGTCGGGTTTGTGAACGATGCCGCGCCGCTCAACGAGTCGTTAGGCTCCAACGGTGCCGGTATCGGGTGGGATCTGGCGACCGGTCGGCTAGTGCAAGGGATCGGCGCGATTGCCACTGGCCTGCCGACGGTGGCCAAGGGCGATATTGTCGGGCTACGTGTGGTGTTTGGTGGCCCGTCTCGCCTGCAGCTCTACCTAAATGGGGCGATGGTTCATCAGCGGGATTTGCTGCTGGCGGGGCCGCTCCACTTTGCGGCGTCTCTCGCGGCCACGAAAGCGGGTGGCCTGTGCCTAGCGGTCAACGCCGGGCAGTGGGGGGCGCGCAGTGATGCAGCGATTGCCGGTTGGCGGCTGGATCAGGCACAAGCCGCTGCCACTCGCCTTGCCGATGCCGACTGGCTTTCGGCACCGGGCGATAGCCCCGCAAATGCCCGCTACGAAGGGTTGGTGGCCGAGGGCGTGAACCTGGTGCAGGAATTGAGTTTCTGGCCGTGGGGAGGTGACCCCGTATCGCAAACGGCAGCTGCTGAGTGCGTGGTGGCTGATGCCGACGGCATGCTTGACGGTCTCGCGCCCTCGGGCGGCTCGGGTGCCTCGGTACAGATCCTGCTGGTTGATGAAACCGCCATGCTCGCCGACGCGGCGCCGGTGTTCCGTTGCGCGATCGATCAGATCGAGATCAACGACGACGGCAGCAAGACCCTCCATCTGCGGGACGCGCACGACTATCTGGCCCAGCCCATCAACCGCGGCGTCTTCCTGCCCAATGTCGCGTCACTGGCATGGAAGCCGCAGCCGGTCGTGATCGGCGCCGTGGCGAGCGTGCCGGCCGCCGGCGGCAATTCCGATGCCACGTCCATGTTCCTGGCAGATGGTCCGGTCTACGTCGACGCCGTCATGGATCGCGGCGACCTGATGGAGCCGGAAACGTTCGAGGTGGCCCCGGATCAGCAGCAGCTTCTGATGAAGTCTCCCCCGGTGACGCCAGTTGTGGTGGACCTGTCCAGCGTGGGGGCCGGCATGGCCCCCGCAACGCTGTCTGTGGCCGTCGCGGAGATCATGGGGCGTCTCAGCATGGGAGCCTGGTCTGCAGCGGATTGCGCGGCCGTGGATGCGGCCTCGGGCTATGCTGGGGTCGGGTACTACGCGGGAACCTCGATCACCGGCCGCGACGCGCTCAATGCGATCCTGCCCAGCTACGGAACGGGGTGCTATCAGGACGCGACGGGGGTGCTTCGGTTCGCTCGGGTGGTTGCGCCGGAAAGCTACGTGGGCGCACCGGCGTTCGAGCTGAGCGAAGACGACATGGCCAGCGACCTGGTGGGCGTGCCGGATGACGCACCCAACCTGACGCGACGCATGGCCTACAGGCCGAATGCCCAGGCCCTCGGCGCGTCGGATCTCGTCACCGATGTGGTCGACGTTCCGCAGGCGCGGCGCGACGAGTTGACGGCCCTCTATCGCGGCCAGGTATTCGCGGCGGGCCCGCTGAACGCTCACTACCGCCGGGCAGACGCAGCAGATCCGGTGATCTCGCTGTTCTGGCGGGCAGTCGATGCCCAGGCCGAAATCGACCGGGTGGTGGCGATCTATGAGCGGCAGCGCTTCTTCTATCAGGTCACCGTCCGCGGCGATCAGCAGCTGGCGCCGCTGCCCGGGCAAATTGGCCGGCTGTCCTACGGCCGTTACGGCCTGGCCGACGGGAAGCCGGTGATGGTGCGCCGAGTCGAGCGAAACCCAGCCACGGGTGATGTGGTGCTGACCTTGTGGGGATGAGAACGTGCTTATCGGATTTGGAATGCCGGCTGCGGTGACCGTGGCGCTGGCCGGCGGGACGTGGCTCAGTAGCGATCAGGGCTCGGCCCTTTTCGACGGCAAGCCTGGTCGCGCCAGTCGGATCCGCAGGACGGGGCCGCTTTCGGTCACGGTCACGCTTGCTCAGGCTGTGGTGCCAGGGATCGTGGCAGTGCTGGGTCTGAATGTCCCTCCTGGCGTTGAGGTTCGTGCTGCAGGCGCAGTGGGCACAGCCACGCGCCTCCCTGACGGCAGCGTGTGCGCGTGGCTATTTCCACAGGTGCAGATGCCTGTTGCGACCGTCTCGGTGGAGATCGACACAACCGTGACGAACGTCGATATCGGCGAGATTGCCATCTTCCAGGCTGTCGATGTCGGTATCAGCGACGGATGGGGTGTTGCCCCAATCGACACCAGCGCTCACACGCGAACGAAGGGCGGTCAGGTCAACACTGTTCCCGGGGCGGTGTACCGCCGCCTGACCTGCACCTTCTCGGGTCGGGCTACCGACGTTGTTCGTGGCGGCGGGCTGGCCGGTGTCGATTGGGAGACCGTCGCTGCGGCGCTGGCTGGGCGACACCGTTCCTGCGTGGTCCCCCAGTACAGGGACATGGCAACAAAGGAGCTGGACCCCAGGTTGGCGGCGCGATCCGCGCTGTATGGCTACCCGACTCAGCTGCCGAGCGCGGAGAACATCAGCCGGCAGTACTTCACGGGATACATGGAGTTCGAAGAGGTGCCCGCCTGACCGCACGCATCCAATAGTGGCATCATCCAGGGACAATCAAAGCAGAGGGGGAACGATGTATATCCTGCTGGCCGTTCTTGGACTCCTGGCCGCGTTGGCCGGAGCATTGATGCTCACCAAGGCAACCATGGGTGTCGGCGTAATCGCGTTCGGCATTTTCTTGGTCGCGCTGGCTCGCGTCATTCAGGCTGAGCGCCATCAATCGCAGATCATGGGTAGATAGGCCGGAGTCACCGGCGCCCACCTAAAGCCCCGCCATGAGCGGGGCTTCTTCGTTTCTGGAGCCGCAATGTCTCTTTACACACTCACCGTCGATCTGTTGATGAAGACCGGTTCCTTTGTAAAGGACGCCGGTCAAGCCGCTCGGCAGTTCGAGCAATCGATGAACCGCATGCAGGCTATTGCCAAGAAGGCTGGCACAGCGATTGGTTTGGCTCTCTCGGCAGGCATCACGAGCACAAGCGCTGCGGCAGTGGCGTGGACACGTGAAGTGGCTGAACTTGGAGTTCAGTACGAGCGCTTGGCATCGCTCTCGGGCAGTAGTTCAGAGACCTTCCAGCGCATGGCTGCTGGTGCCAATGTGGTCGGAATCAGTCATGAGAAGTTGGCAGACATTTTCAAAGATGTGCAGGACAAGATCGGCGACTACGTTCAGACGGGCGGCGGTGCGATGGCCGACTTCTTCGAAAACATTGCCAAGCGCACGGGGGTAACGGCCGAGCAGTTCCGAACGCTCTCCGGTCCCGATGCCCTCGGATTGTTCTTCAATAGCTTGGAGCGTGCGAACCTTTCGCAATCGGAAATGGTCACCTACATGGAGGCCATCGCCAGTGACTCTGCTCACCTGATTCCCCTTCTGCGGAACAGCAGTGCGGGGTTCAAGCAGTGGGGCGATGCCGCCGCAGCAGCGGGGGCGATTATTGATGGCAACACGTCGAAAGCGACAGTTCGCCTCCGCGAGATCACGCAGGAAGCGGACCTTGCGATGAAGGGGCTTAAGGTCAGTGTCGCGGAAGAGCTTCTGCCCGAGCTGAACAACTTGACAGAATTCATGGCTTCGCAGCAGACGCGGAATGCTTTCGCGAGCGTCACCCGCTGGGTCGCAGAGCTTACGGGCGAGATGGCAAGCGGTGCAGTTCAGATCGTGAATTTGATTGGCCGCATGGCGGAGCTTCACGCTCTGGAGGGTGCCGCTCCAGGCGCTCTCAGTAGCGCCACAGAAGATGCACTCAATGAACAGATGGGCGACCTTGGCGCAAGGCGCCGGCTGTTGCTCGCGGTGGAGGCTCCGTCTCCCCAGCGCGACAAGGAAGCTGAGCGGCTCTTGGCAGAGCGCCTTCGCATCCAGCGCGAGTTGACGCGTCGATATGGGCCGCAAGTCACCTTGATTGACAACGGGCAGATGCTGCCGGAGTCCGCCCTCAAGTCGAATTCCGTTGGCTACAAGCCTACGGGGAACATTGGGAAGTCTGCTCGGGAAAAGTCGGACAACGAGGCGAAGCATCGCGCCGAGGAGATCGCGCGCTACAGGCAGCAAGCACAAGAAGCCGCCGGCGCCATGGAGGGGCCGCTGGCCGAGGCCATGGCCAAACACCTTGGCAACATGGCTGAGTACAACGATCTGCTGGCCAAGGGCAACATTGCGCAGGCCGACGCCAACGTGCTCATGGGCCAGAGCGCCATGGAGTACGCCAAGGTTGCGGCGGAAGTGGAGAAGGCCATGGCTGGGCCTGAGCAGTTGCTGGCAACCTTCGATACCGAGCTGGTCATGCTGGGTAAGGTAGGGCGAGCCCGTGAGCTGTATCGCCGGCAGCTTGTGAACGAGAAGGACATGCGCGACGAACTGCAAAAGGCAGTCGAGGCAGCCGGTAGCAAGGAGGCACTGGCGCTGGCCAAGGGGGCAGCCAGTTACGAGGAGTACGAGCGGTCCGTGCTGGCGGCGGCGGCAGCTGCTGCGGAACTGTCTCTGCAGGTTGAGGAATCCGCAGCGCACGTCGAGGCGCTGGCCAACATAGTCGTCTCTGGCTTGGCCGACGGTGTCGATGCGTTTGCCGACTTTGCCGTGGATGGGTTGCGCAAGTTCGATGATCTGTGGGATGGCTTGAAGAACGCGGCGAAGCGCGGGCTGCGCGACATGATTGCTGAGATCGCGAAGCAGAAGCTGATTATTCCGATCCAGACGCAGATCATGAGCGGAATCAGTGGACAGGGTGGAGGCTTCAGCCTGGACAGCCTCATGGGTCTGTTTGGCGGAAACGGATCGGCCGCAGGTGGCAAGAACCTGAGCAACATCGCCGGCCTCCTGTCGAAGGGGCAGGGGTTGTTCAGCGCTGGCGCGGGTGCGGCCAGCAGCGGGATCAGTGCCGGCAGCCTCGCAGGATTCGGCAACAACGTGGCTGCGTTCGCCGGCGGTGGCGCCTCCGCAGCGAGCGGAACGGCGGCAGCTGGCGCCGGTGCCGCATCGACGGCGGCGGCAGCGGTGCCGATCATCGGCTGGATCGTCGCCGGCATGATGAAAAATGCCGAGTTGTTCGATCAGGGCTGGGACATTGCCAACGGTGAGAGCTGGGCCGGCAAGATCGCCACGGCCGGCGCCGTGGGTCTCGCTGATAAGGGGTTCCGTGGACTGGGCTTCAACGACAAGACGGCATCCATCCTGTCGGGCTCCAGCATCCACGCCAAGCTATTCGGCCGCAGCGCGCCCAAGGTGACCGGGCAAGGCATCACCGGCGATTACGGGTTCGGTGGCTTCAACGGCCAGTCCTACGCCGATATCAAGGCCAAGGGCGGCCTGTTCCGCAGCGACAAGAAGTGGACGCAGTACGGGGCGCTGGATCCGGGCATCGATCGCACGTTCGACATGGCGGCTCGCCAGGTGCGTGGCGCGGCCACTGACCTGGCCAAGCAGCTGGGCGTTGATCTCTCCGGGCAACTGGCCGGGGTGAAGGTGTCGCTGGGAAAGATGCAGCTGTCGGCGGATTCGGCAGAGGCGAAGGCGCAGTTGGAGGCCTACCTGGCCGACATGACGGATCGCCTGTTTTCCGAGGCAGTACGTGCGGCAGGGTTCGGCGGCCAGCTGGATGGCTACTTCGAAGCGTCGGATGTGTTCTCGGCCCTCAGTGCTTCCATTGCACTGGCGGTGGGCAACGCCGACGAGTTGGGCCGCGCCCTCAGCGGCATGGAAGTGGAGAAGGTCAACAAGGCCGTTGACTACTTCCAGGACCTGGCCAGCGTTGCCGGCACCGACTTGGCCACACAGGTCCAGAAGGTGACGGGGCTGCTGGGGAACTACGCCACGCTGATGGCGGACGTTTCCACGCAGCTGATGACCGGCGACCTGTCGAGCTACCAGCAGCAGGCGCTGACCATCGAGCGCACCTACCGCCAGCAGGTGAAGTCGGCCAACGACTACGCCAAGGCACTGGGCCTGTCCGGTGCTCGCGCTGAGGACTTGGCCAAGATCGAAGCCCTGCGGGCGATGAACATGGGCAAGTTGCAGGCGCAGATCGACAAGGACAAGAAGGCCATGCAGTACGGCCTGTCGATCAGCGACCTGTCGCCGCTGACGGACCAGGAGAAGCTGGGCGAGGCGATGAAGGAGCTGCAGCGGGCAGTGGCCGGTGGCGACACCAGCGCTGCTCAGTCAGCGGCCCAGGCTGCACTGGGCTTCGGTCGAAACCTGTATGCCAGCGGCAAGGACTACAACGGCCTGTACGACCAGGTAACCGGGCTCATCGACGGCATGAAGGTGGGCGACCTGGATAAGGAGGACGGCACGAGCATGGGCCAACTGGCCGATGCAATCGAAGCGCTGCCGGACAACTTCAGCCGTGCCGTGTTCGACCTGGTGGTGAACAAGGACGCGCAATCGCAGACCACCACAGCAGTGCAGCAGGGCAATGCGCTGCTCACCGAGCAGAACCAGCTGCTGCGGGATCTGCTGGCCACCACCACCCAGGGCGTCCGCAAGTCCAGTAGTGCCGACCTGCGCAAAGCGCTCAACGCGATCTGAGGTATTGCCATGCTGCAAAGGAAACTCACGCTGGTGGAAATCGGCGTGGGCGCGCTGCCGTCCCCGTCTCCGCCGGCACCGCGCTACTCGACCTGGTTCCCGGTGGCCTATCGGCCGCCGGAGGTGCCGACGGTGGACGGGGTTGTCCCCAACCCCGTGGCCGATGGTGTGCTGATCGAATGGAACCCGGTCGACCAGGCCGGGGTGATCTACGTGATCGAGCGCGGGCCGAGCCCGCAGGGGCCGTGGACGGAGATTTACCGGACCGTCGAAACCCGCTACCTCTACAGTGACGGCAGCGGCACGAAGTGGTGGTTTCGGATCACCCCGACCGTGCGCGGAAAGCCGGGCTCGGGCTCGGTGGTGGAGGCTACGCCGTCGCCGACGACGAGCGACCTGATCGAGCAGCAGCAGCGGTTGGCCAAGGAGATTGCCGACCGCATCGAGGGGGACGCAGTCGAGGCCGCTGCCCGGGCCGACGGGCTGGCCGATGCTGCACGCGATCTGCTGGCCGAGGCGGCGCTGCGGCAGCAGGGCGTGTCGGACGCCATGGAAGCAATCACCCAGGAGGCGCAGCACCGAGCAGACGGCGACCTCAACGAGCGACTGGCGCGCGAGGCCGCCATTACGCTGGAGGCCGAAACCCGCCAGAGCGACGTTGAATCGCTGTCGCGCGCGCTGTCGGAGATCGTGGCCGGCAGCGGCACGCAGTTCGACAGCCGGAAAATCTGGTACTTCGACACAACGGCCGAGGGCTGGACCGGCAACGGGTCAGATCCCACTGTGATCGACGGCTGGCTGCGGCCGGTCAATGGCACCGAGGCACCATGGGTGCAGTCGCCGCCGGCGTTGGAGATCGACGGCAGCGCCTATCGGTTCGCCAAGCTGCGCGTGAAGCGAGTGGGCACGCCGGTGTGGAACGGCTACCTGCAGTGGATCACGGCCGAGGACCAGAACTGGGACGTGGACAAGCGGGCGCCGATCCCCCAGCCCCTGTGGGATGACCATGGTGTGGCCACGGTCGACGTGGTGGACATTGCTTGGTGGCCGGGCGAGGTGGATGCAGTCCGCCTGCAGTTCGGCGATGAGCAGGCGGTGGCCAACTACTTCATGGTGGACTGGGTGGCCATCGGCCGGCCGACGCCGGGTGCAGGCGTGGCGTTGGTGCAGGAGGAAGCACGGGCGCGGGTGGCGGGTGACGTTGCCGAGGCGAGCAAGCGGGAAACGTTGGCCGCCCAGCTGCGTGGCGACTACGAAGGGACGGACCTGTCCCAGGTCGCAACCGGGTTGTTCGCGGCAGAGCGGGACGCACGCGTCAGTGCCGATGAGGCTTCGGCTACGGCAATCGAGATCCTGCAGGCGCGCATGCCGGTGGGCGACGGGCCGCTGGCCACCGAGGCGAGCGTGACGGAAGAACGCCAAGCGCGCGCTGATGGCGATAGCGCCAACGCTGAGGCCATCGGGCGGGTGTCCGCAAGGATGCCCGCAGGAGATGGCGCTGTGGCCTCTGCGGAGGCGCTGGACGCCGTCTCAGCACGGGTCGAGGAAACGGAGGACGGTGTCCGGGCAGTCGGCGATAGAACCTCGTCGCTCGAAGCCCAGATGACGTACAAGCACGCCGGCGACCGCGACTGGAACGCGGGGGATCGGAACGTATACGCAGGCGTCAAGACCTGGCAGTCGGTCATCGTGCAGGGCGATAAGGCCACCGCCAAGCAGGTGGAATCGGTGCGCGCCGAGTTGGGCGAGTTCGAGGCCAGTGCGACCAGGTCAATCGAGGTCATCGCCACGGAGCAGGCGGCCCAGGCGGTACAGGTCCAGCACCTCGGGGTCGAGCTGGACGGCAAGGCCTCAGCCGATTACGTCGAGGAGATCAGCGCCAGGGTTGAGGTAACCGAGCAGGGCATCGAAGCGGTCACCGGCCAGCTCACGTCGGTCAAGGCCGAGGTGGACGGCAAGGCAAGCGCGCAAGTCGTTCAGGGCATGGAAGCCCGGGTGGTGCAGACCGAGGGTGGCCTGGCGCAAGTGATGGCCAAGGCGTTCCTGCATCTGATCGCTGATGCCGGCAACGGCCCGTTGGTCGGCGGCATGGAGCTGGGTAACGACGGCAACGTGGTCAGTCTGCGATTCCTGACCAACAGCATGGAGATCGTCGCGCCCAACGGCGCTTCCGAGGGCATGGAGTGGCGTAACGGATACCTGCGCATCTGGAAAGGGGCGGCACAGCGAATCATCGGGCCTGGCTTCGGTGCCAACGGTGACAACCTGATCGACTACTTCGGCCCAAACGTCGGCGCCGCCGCCGCATCGAAGACCAACGCCATGATGTGGATGGACGCGAACGGCAGTGCGTACTTCGGCGGCCAGTTGTCGGCCGGCATTCTGCGCAATGCGGTTCAGACCACGACCACGCAGACCATCGGTACGGAGCTGGTCAACGGTCCATTCGCAACCAACGGCCGCGTGCGCACAGTGACGGTCAGCTTCACCCGGCGTCACGAGCGGGTTCAGACCACGCTGGGTCCATCTGGCTTCGTTGCCGGTGCCGGGCAAAACACAGCACGCGTCGATATCTACCGCAAGATCGGCAACAACGCCGAATCGCTGTGGCAGGTGCTCAACGTTGGGGGCTCGGTGAACATCATGAATGAGCCGGACGGGGCGGATCGCGCCGTGTCCAACTGGGGCGGATCGTTCACCGTGAACGACACCAGCCCTAGCTCTGAAACGATGCAGTACCGCGCAGTTATCTCTGGCTTCACTGCCCAGGACGTGACCCACACATCCGGCACCTTCCAGCAGCAGACCATCACGCAAAGTCTCGCGGTGATCTCGGTCGAAAACTGAAACAGCCCATAGCGCAGGCCGACAAGTTCGGCCTGCTTTGCCGTGGGCAATTCCAACAGGGAACACACATGCCGCAGAAATTCATCGATCAAACGACCATCCAGCCAGATGGCAAGCCCGGGGACGACGCTTTCACCGCGTTTGCGATCTGCAACGACAACTTCCAAGATGCCGAGGCGCGGCTGGTGGCGTTGGAGGCCGGCGGTGGAGAGACGGGCGACCGCTTGGACAACGAGATCTCCGCGCGCACAGCAGCAGACGCTGCACTCGGTGCCCGCATCGATGCCGCAAATGACCGCATCACTGCAGTTGATGCAACGGCCGCTACTGCACAAGCCACTGCAGAGGGAAAGGTCAGCAAAGCAGGCGATACGATCAGTGGCGACCTCTATGTCAAGAGTGCGCTGGTAACCGGGACGCCAGGGAACGCGCAGCTTACCGTCGCCAGCGACTTGACGACCACCTACATTGAAAGCATCCGCCGAGACGTGAGCCCTGGGCAGCGGCGAAATCTGAATTTGTATGGGCAGGACATGGGGTTTACCGGCAACACCATCAATTTCCAACCCAACACGAACACCAACCGAACCCGTTTCATCACCGATGGAGCGAACATGCAGCTGCAGGCGATCAATGCCTCAGCGAACGCCTTTTCACCGATGTTGATTAAGGGCAATGAAGTCCAATTGCATCACAGCGATGGCATTGGCTTGAAGGTCATGCCAGGAGTGGTCGAAGGGCAGGATTTTCACCAGTTCCGCCAGTATCGCAGCAACATGAATCCTGGTAATGGCTCTTACAGCTTCTCGTTCATGTCGTCTGGCAACTTTGGCGGTGGCTACGCAATTCAGGACGGCAACACATCTGGTGGCATGTGGATGGCTGGAGGTGCGCTCCAATGGGGTGCCGCCAACGGGCTCGGCAGCATCGAAGGGAAGATGACGCTGGGGCAAGATGGCGTGTTGTCGGCGCGTGGCTTCAACAACACTTCTTCGGCTGACGTAAAGGACTACATCGAAGGTCACGTGGGCGATGCTGACATTCTCCTTGATCGTCTGGTAGTGATCGACTATCGCTATCGCCCTGAGTATTCCAAGGATGACAAAAGGTATGTTGGCCTGCTTGCGGAGAACGTTCGGGACGTTCTGTCGTCAGCGGTAGGGGGTGGGTATACGTACGAAACCAAGACACCCGTGGTCGATGAAGATGGTGAAGTTTCTTCCTACTTGACTGAGGAATGTGCAGTTCCGCTCAACATCGACCCGATGCAGATTCTGGCAATCAGCGTGCGCTCCCACCAGCAGAAGAACCGGCGCATCAAACAGTTGGAAGAGCAGATGGTTGCGTTGCTGGCCCGGCTGGCGGCGCTGGAAGCCGGGGCATAACCGCGGCCCTCACGCCGCCGCAACGCGTGCTGCGGCCAGATTGCGGCCATGTGCTATTCCGCCCAAATCGAAGCCGCCTACCAGAAGCTGGTCCGCATGACCGGTGCCACCGTGTCGCTGCAGGAATTCGCCGCGCTCTACGCCCATGACCCGGGCAAGAAGCGGCCCAAGACCCCGAAGGCGATGGACGACGCATTCCGGGCCGGCACCAGCGCGGCAGAGCGGGCCGTGTGGGCGGAGATCCAGCAGTGGAACCAGGCCGAGGCCGCCATTCTGGAGCAGGAGCTTTTCGCCAACCGCAAGCGGCTGGCCGATGCGGAGCGATCGCTGCAGGTCAAGGAGACGAAGAAGGCCCGGGAAGACGTGCGCATCGCTGGGAACAAGATCGAGCGCGCGATGGGCAAGCTGGCCGACCTCAAGCGCGCCGAGGGCACGGACCGGGACAGCCGAATCTTCCCCGGGGTCTACGCCCCGGTGATCGTCTCGGAGGGCAGCAAGCTGACGATCAAGCCGATGCGCTATCAGTGCCGACTGGCCGGCAAGCCGGCCAACTACGACCAGCGTTTCCCCGGCACCTACAACGCCCGCCGCGACAGCCTGGAGAAGTTCTGGTCGCCGGCCTTCGGCCACACCCACGGCTTGATGGTGGTCGATACCTTCTACGAGAACGTGGAGGGGCCGGACGGCAAGAACCAGGTAGTGCAGTTCACCCCGCGCACGCGCGAGCCGATGCTGGTGGCCTGCCTGTGGTCGCATTGGGTGGACCCGGCCGGCAAGGAGCCGGATCTACTCTCGTTTGCCGCGATCACCGACGACCCGGAACCCGAGGTGGCCGCCGCTGGCCACGACCGGACGATCATCAACATCAAGCCCGAGCACGTCGACGCCTGGCTGAACCCTGATCCTGCCGACCTGGCGGCGCTGTACCGGATCTTTGACGACAAGCGACACCCGTTCTACGAGCACCGGCTGGCCGCCTAGGGGGCTTCATCTACTGGCGCATTGGCGCACTGCTCGTTCGTCAGGCGCTCTGTTGTTCGGAATGGGGCGTACCCAGGATGTGGTCGCATTCGACCAGTCGCGCGTTACTGACCGCTTGGCGTCCGCCGCATTTGGCGCAAGCGAGTAGCGTACCGCCCGGTATGGATTGAAGGTTCGGGCCTGTCGAGTGGGTGACGTGCTGGCAGCTGTTACATCGCACGCTGATGGCGATGACGCTTTCGATCTTCCCCTGGTGATTGCGCATCGGGTCGATGTTGAGAACGTAGAAAAGACCTGTGTCTGGCATGGCCGTGTACCGAGGAGTCAATTGCATGCTGCGGGGTGGGGCGGGTAGATCTTGTGACGGGAGTCCGAATTCAGCAAGAGTTTGAAGCTGAAGCGTTATGGATTCTGCCTATACATCTACACCAATTTGCGCCCTTGGCTGTTAGGGTCTTGCCTCTCAGCGAGGAGGTGCGCCATGCCCATCAGGGCCATTGTGTATGCGAGCGAGGTCAGTCCGGCGATCGCGCAGGGGCGACTAGGGCAGTCTGATGGTAAGTTGGATGCGATCGTAGATGACGCATGCCGGTTCAATCGAGATGCCGGGGTGACGGGAGTTCTGCTCTTCGACGGAGAGCGGTTTCTTCAGTATCTCGAAGGACCAGAGGATGGGCTGTCGGTAGCCTATTCCCGAGTCCTGAGCGCAAGGAGCCATTCCGCTCTGGTTGAATTGCAGCGGGGCCGGGCGGGCTACCGGCGTCTTCCGTTTTGGCCGATGCGCTGGCTCCCCGTCGAGCGTGCGGAGCTGCGAAGCCTTGCTCATGCGGATTGGACTGGCTTCAAGCAGCGTAGCGATTCCGATGCCGCGAGCGCGACCGGGATGGACCTGCTGAGAGCGCTTGTCGAACCGTACGCAATCGCCGCTTGAGCGGCGATGCCAGCCGAATTTACGAGCGTTTGAGGTTCAAGCGCTCTTCTGCAAGAAGTCGGCGAATCTGGCCAGGCTGATAGCCTGCCGATTTGGGCACTTGGGGCAGCTGAGAATTGCGCCACCGGGGAGATCGAAGAGCCCTTCATTGGGCCGTCCGGTGAACCGGGACGAGCACTGCAGACAGCGGCACACGACTTGGGTTACCTGCAGCAGCCGACCACTGTCGTCTTCTTGCCCCAGAACGTCGCTGAGGAGGAACAACCCTGTGTCGGCCATGCTCGTTTCCTTAGCATCCTTTTGATGGTGCCGCAGTCTACAGCCTCCGTTGTGCTGGAGCTTTGCGCTATGCGCCGGCTCGCCCGAGTGTAGAGCCCTTGTTGATTACGGCACCCCTGATTGGGCTTCGACGGCATCCTTGCTCCGGCTGCACTGTCTTCGGTCTCTGGTCGGGGCGGTTCTTACTTGGTGGAAGCGTGAGCTGTCCCCGCTCGCGCGGGGACAGTACAACTGGGTGCCAGGAGGGCCGACTACTGACAGACGTACTCGGTCGAGCTTTGGAAGTACCTGTCGTAGTAGTCGTTGGGATTATCGCCAGAGCCGAAGTACACAAGCTCTGTACGGTAGTAGTTGCCGACGCCATAGACTCCCGGCGAGCTACAGGTCGCCGGCATCGGGCCTGGGTAAGATTGACCGCTGAAGGTGTAGTGGTACTCCTCACAGGAATAGCCGCCGCCAACGGCTTCGGGATCTGGTCTACAGGAGCCGACAGTGCCCTTCATATTTTGAAAGCCTGTGTACGCGTCGGTCGGGCACGAGCCCAGCCCTTCCGGCCCCCAGTCGCCGTACGTGTAGACGCCGCTGGGCCCGTCCACGCCGCCCTGACAGAAATTGGTATAGGCCACCGGATAAGGCTGGATGGTCTCTGAATCCACCCACAGCAGGCGGCCCGTTGGCACCCACTGACCAGCGAACGCGCTCTGGGCGAAGCCGACCGACAACAGGGCAAGTGACATGCCCAACATCAGGCGGCGAGTGGACGAGCGGGCAGTCCTGCAATTGTTATGCGTTGAGTTCACTTCCATCTCTCCATGAGTAGGGTAGTGCTGCACTGCCGCTGCACCGTCGCAACACCTGTGCATAGGTGCAATCAGAAAACCGCCCGGGCCGGTGTAGGTAAAGCCCCACGCTGGCCAGCGATGTGACACCTGTCGAAGTGTGAGCGCTTCAGGCTGGGGCCTTGCCGATTCGCAGGCTGTGCGACGCCCAGCCGTATCCTTCCGTCCATGCTCCCGATGCACGGCTACCAAGGCTTCCGCTCAGCACCACCACCCTCTGGCTGGGTCCAGCTGAGGGACACATGGGTGCTGTGGTGGAGTGGCCGGCAGATTGCCCAGGTTTCGCCGGCGAAGGAGCGCGGGGTACGCGTGCACCTCGATGCTCGGAAGATGTGGCAGACCAAGGATGTATGGGCGGCGAGCGTCGACCAGGGCAAGCGCTACGCCGAGCGGTGGTGCGCGGCCAGGCTCTACCCAGAGATGCGGCTGCGAGCCGCTGTGGCTCGGATGGTGGACGACTCCCCGAGGGAACCCCTACCGCCGCTGCCTGGCCTGCCGCCGACACCCGAACAGCTGCAGCAGGCCCGGCGTCTGGCCGAGGCGGGGGCGAAGGAGCTGGAGCGGGTCAAGGAAGCGCTGGCGCCAATCCGTCCGCCAGCGGTGACGAAGCCCAGGGCGAAGGACCCCCTGAAGGCTTGGGTGAGGGCGGGGCGCCACCAGATGGGCCGCACCGTCTGAGTGCAGAGCCTCCAGAAAACTCGCCATCGAGCCCTTGCGCTGCAATGGCCCCGGGGCCCCTGCTCCAGAAATGAAGTCAAAGCAAGTCTTTGATTCGCATCCAGAGTCAGGCAGACTTCTAAGCCGTCGTCCTCAAAATGCCTCACTTGCCGGAGCCTTGCTGCAGTAAGGCGCTGTTGGCAGCGGTAGAAAGTTAGATCGCTGCATCTTGATAGAGTAGCCGCTACGCGGCCTCGCCGTCGGCGTGATTAGCCAGACGGCACGTGCGAAAGTTCGCTGCTAAAGAACATGACCTCGTCGCCGACATATCGGCGCTGGGCGGTGTAGTTCAAACCATAAGTGACGCTGTTCTCGGCAGCGTACATTTCCCGAATTTCCGCTGCATTGTCATAAGACGTAATCCACGGTAGGCCAAGTTCTCCCGACTGGAGAAAATCTGCGATTTCCGTGTGATCTTCGTGCTTGTAGGAGTTTCGATAAAGCCCTGCGCCCTTTACGTAATATGGTGGATCCAAATAAACAAGGGATTTGGCTGGTACAAGAGTATTGCATCTCTTAAGAAGACTGATCGCATCCTCTTCATAGACGTGAATGAACTTACTGTTGTCCCTAATCAGCTGAAGCCGGCTACAAATTTTTTCGCGCATGAAGCGAGCATCGAGCTTGTAGGCTCCTGCTTGAAGCTTTCCCCCGATTACGCCACCCTTGAGGATGCCTGACCGATTCGTCCTGTTCATAAAAAGCGTGGCGAACCCGCGCTCCAGCGCTGAAGCAGGCGTTTTACCCTGCATCACGGATCGCCAGTGGTGCCAAGCATCCATTGTCACTTCAGCGGTCGAGACGAGATTGATCAAGCGATCACTGCCGTCTGTAGCCGCACGCCAAAATGACGCGACCGCCGGATCGAGGTCGTTAATATGGATGTGCTCCACGACCTTATCCATAAGTAGGATTAAGGCCAGCCCCGCACCTCCCGCGTAGGGCTCCAGATAATGGCCGCCGTTGAGGCCATTCTTCTGAATGATCTCGGTCACCAGAGGGGCGAATCTCGCTTTGCCCCCAGGATACCTTAGCGGTGTGTATAGCTTGTTCGAGTACATAGACCCTTGGGAGGCTATTGAAGGCGAGTCGCTGTGCGGATAACCGCCGATTCAAACTCGCTCACGAAGGCGGAAACTTGAGCGGAATGGTGCTCCATCCAGAGGTCGATGATCTTCCAAGACTTGAGTGTCGGCCAATGCTTGTTCCACCATTTTTTGGTTGAAACTCTGTCGCCCAGCTTGACATCCTCCGAAAAGAACTCTGCTCTGATTTTATCGCTTGACGGATTGGAGACCTTGATGCGCAACATCAGATTGTAATATGGGCCAGTGTTGGCGTCCATCAGCTGCCTTACAAAGTTGATGATCATGTTCTCTGGAGACCGGTCCGTCCCTTGCGCGCCGGGGGGACAAGGCAACTTTGCGGTGTTGCCTCGATCCTTGGACTTCTTTGGGACAGTAGTGTCAGCATCGACGACTAGGATTCGATCTCGGAAGATGGGATCGTGATCAGGGAGCTGAAGTAGGTTCGAACCTCCAACACCTAGTGCTATTGGCTGAATGGAAACGCCCGCACGCTTGGAAATAGATATTTTCTTTCCTCTTCCGAACAGTTCGTCGAAAAGCTGCCGACCTTCTTCGTCTTCAAAATAGACGCCCAGCTTGGGCTTCACCGTCGGGACAGGGATGTCCTGCCTCAATGACATGTCCTGAAGAATCGATTTAAGTGACTGATCCTCGGCGATGCGAGGAGTGTTCGTGTCGAGCAAATAGACTACCGAATCGGGAGATTTTGCATTTCCGCCTCCCGACGGGTGTATACATTCGATCAGCGCTGGGGAATGAGTCGTGGCAACAACCTGCACATCGAACTTTCGCGCATATTTTGTAATCGCTTTGGCCAAGCGCTCAAGCGCATGCGGGTGGAAGCCGACATCAATTTCATCGATTACGAGCAGGCCGCCAGGGTAGGATTCACCAAGCTCACGTTGCAGCTTGCTGAAGGAGGCGAATGCAGTGGCGATGCTACCAAGGCTATCCTGTCCGACCGAGATCGCCATTGCCCCGTGGGCGTCAAAGCCAGGTTGAACAGAAACAACGCCATTTGCTTTCACGGGTGTTTGAGTGACCTGGTCATTTACGGATATTCCAAGAATGACAGACTTCACAAACTCCACAATGACCTTTCGGTCCGCATCCTCCATGCTCAGCAGCGAGCTGGCCAAATCAATGTCACCAGACTCGCCTATCGATGCAAGGCGACGCATGCCGAGATAAATCGTGGGCAACGGTATCTTGGCCGAGTGGCCAACCGGGTCGTTCGGATCCGGATCCACTGTGCGTGGCACCACTCGAGCGCGATTCCATTGCTTGCGCTCAATAACACTGCAGCGTTTGCGGATAGTAATATCGCCGAGCTTTGCCGAGACAATCGGATTGGACTTTGGGTTGGCCTTGGAACCTACAGCTTCCTCCTTTGCAATGAAAACTATTCTCTCAATGTTCTTGAAGTAGCTTTCGCCGAAGTAAGTCTTGTGCTCTGATCCGGTTAGGCCAAATGTATTTGTTAGTAGCCCCAGAATTGTCGACTTGCCGATTCCGTTGTGGCCAGCAATAAGAGTTACCCGATCTGCGAACTCGATCTTCATCGCCCCCAGCTTTCTAAAGGGAGGCTGGCCGAACTCAATCGAACGAACAAGGATCCTTCCAGTTTCAAGAGCCACAACGTCGTCTCCAAGGCGCCAAGTGGCGCGATAGAGCAATCTATACCCGATCTTAACAATCGTGTCATTCCCTGCCGCCATTGGCGAACTTCGCCCACTCGTCCATGAGTGATCTGCGCTTGGCCAACATAGTGCCTCTTTTGTAGGCGGCCTTAGCCTTGTCCCTGATCTGATGAGCCAGGGCAGCCTCGGATAGATCATCAGGAAAATCAGTGGTTTCACTCGCCCAATCCTTGAAAGTGGACCTGAAGCCGTGAACGGTGACGTGTCCGAATCCCATTCGCTTCAGGACCGCCAGCATCGCGTTTTCGCTTAGTGGCTCGGCCGTCAGATCGTTAGGGAACAACAAGGGACGGCCCATACGCTGCCGCGCAAGCGCCATTGCAGGCGGCGACAGGGGGACCGTGTGCTCCACCTTCGCCTTCATCCTGTCCCATGCAACGGTCCACGTGCCGGCGGCAAGATCCACCTCTCTTGGCACTGCTCCAAGGGTCATTCCGGTCCGGGCGGCCGTGTAGATCGTGAACTCAAGTGCGCGCGCTGCCTCGCCGTGGCGGGATCGCAACGCTGCCATGAAGCGAGGAAGTTCTGCGTACGGCAGGGCAGCGAAGTTCTCGACCTTGGTGACGGCGGTGGGTTTCGGAAGGATCACGGCCAAGTGCCCACGCCAGCGAGCAGGGTTGTCGCCAGCTCGTTTCTTCTGGACGGTGGCCGAGTCTAGTACGGCTTCCACTCGCTGCCGGACCCGGCTGGCTGTCTCCGTCTTGGTTGCCCAGATAGGCCTGAGTACGGCCAGAACGTGGTCTGTCTCGATTCGATCAACCCGCAGGTCTCCCAGCACCGGCCTGGCGTAGGTCTCCAGCGTGCTTATCCACTGGCCCGCATGCTTCGGGTTCGTCCAACCCGCTTGGCGTTCAGCTATGTACGCGACAGCCGCCTCCCAGAAGGTCGGAATGGATGACGTGGCCACCGCGGCGGCGCGCCTCCCGGCAAGAGGGTCCTGGCCCGCCTGGATCAACTTTCTCGCGGCGTCAGCCGCCACCCGCGCATCAGCGAGGCCGATCACATGCAGCGGGCCAAGTCCCATCTCTGGGCGTCTCCCCTCAAAGCGATATCGAAACACCCAGCTCTTCGCCCCGGAAGCGGTGACCTGTAGGTAGAGGCCACCACCGTCCGCGTGGTAGCCCGGCTCCGTGACCGTGGCCACCCGTCTCGCCGTCAAGCGATTGATCTTCAGACCCATTCCTACCCATCCATGTACCCGCCCAGTTGACGCGGTTTCCCGCGAAGGCGTGCGAACCAGTCCGGATGGTGAAAGATAGCTGGCGCAAGAGCTGAGACTGGTTCCACGGAAGCGCACGGAAGCTAGGGAAGCCCCTAGAATCAGACACTCTCTCCGCCAGCCCCCGCCGATTGCCCTCTACAGCGCAATATTGCCGCCGATCACCTCCGATGGCCGCAACGTCACCAAGTAGAATACGCACCGTCGATCACCGCCGTTTTTGTGCTACAGCCCGACACATCAGCGTCTACAGCGATGATGATCTCGATGGACTGTTCGTGATTCGAAGCGCTCGATGTTAGACCAGAGGTCGACGACCTTGAAGAATATGGAGTGGATCAGGCGACGGCCTGCGATCTGAAACTCCTCATCGACCCGAGGAACATCACATTGACGCCTCGGACGGATACCCCTGAAAAGCCGACACCGTCCTCCAGCACTAGGAATGAGAGGCGATAGCGGCCGTCTGAGGAACGGACACGCTCGGTGCCGACCAATATGGCGCCGAGCTGGCCTATTTTCAGCAGCGCTATTACGTCAACGGCGGCTTCACGCACCACTTTCCGCACCTCCATCTGCGCCCCGCAGACCAGCCCGGTATCGTCCAGTCGGTCCTCGATGGAAGCAACGCCGATCAGCGCGATCGGCTCCTCACGGTGATGATGATTGTCTGGCGATTCCGAAACAATCTTTTCCATGGCGAGAAGTGGGCGTACCAGCTTCAGGGTCAGCTCTCGAACTTTACGCATACCAATGCTGTCCTAATGCGGCTTCTTGAGCAACATGGGCAGTTGGCAAACTGACGGCACAAATTCCACGCGGCTTCCGCTAGAACGGATCGCATAGACCCGTCGCTTGTCTGCCTACCGATGACTACATCCTAAGTAATGCCGTCAAGCTAAGCTGAACGTGCTGCCCAGAAACCGCTTAGGGTTTTTGCTTGTTAGGGCTGGGACGGCTTCAGTACGATATGGTGCCGCACTTGCTTCTGACTTAGCCTAATCTGTGGATATGAATTTGAGGGACACTCGTTGACGGTTACGCTCGAAGAGGAGCTCCTCACCCATCTCGATTCCGCCATCCCGGAAGGCGAGACCAAGACCCGCAACATCGACGTCGTGGCCTTCTTCAACGGCTTCGGCTCGTCGACCTGGCCGACGCTCGAGGAGACCGGTCAGCATTTCGGCGGCATCACCCGCGAACGCACCCGTCAGATTATCGCTGCGAACTACCGCGATTGTGTCGGTGCCGAGGACCTGCCTGAGCTGCGCGCCTGCGCCGAACGGATCTCGGCCTTCGGCATCTGGTTCGCCTCCGATCTCGCGAAACTTCTGGTCGACGAAGGCTGGGCCGACGAGGACGCTAACATCCTGGGCGTGCTGAACATGATGCAGGGCCTTGGCCTGTGCACCGAGTACGGCCTCTACGACGGCCGCATCACTTCCCTGACCCGTTCCAAGCTCGACGAGGTCGAGGACTATCTGATCCTCGACGGCGAGAGCGTCAAGCTCCTCAAGGCCGCGGTCAAGGAGACGCGGCGCATCCCGGGCCTCGTCGGCTTGGCGGACGTCGCGCATCTCTCGCAAATCGATGTCGAGCTCAAGACGCTGCTTGCAGTCATCCGCCTCCATCCCGAGGCTTGGGTCGGCGAATCGGGCGGCATCACGCGCTACTGCTTCGAGGATCGCGAGAACGTCCTCGTCAACATGTCCGAGAAGGTCTTCTCCGTCTTCGACAAGGTCGAGATCTCCCGCCTCGCAGCGACACTCGCCAATGCGCTGCGCCGTCGTTCGACAAACCTGTCCTATCCGGACCAAGCAGCCATCGAGCAATACATCCGCGGCTCAAAATTCTTCCAGTGCGGCAAGCGCATGGCCAGATTCGAGGGCGAGACCACCGAACTGACAGATATCGAGACCGACATCGTCGACTTCCTCGACGAGAACGGCCCGTCCGATTTCGTCACGGTACGCGCGCATCTTGTGTCGCTCGGATACGGCATCCCTCTGTTCACGAAGACGATCGGCGCGAACGCGTTGGTGAACGTCGACCGGTCCGCCGGACGCAAGCAGTTCGTCTACAGCCTCGTTGGCCGACCCCGGCCGTTGGAGCGCCAGCCCGTGGACGACGCGCTCACCGACGACGACCGCTATTCCCGCTTCGCGGCGCGCCTCCAGAGAATCGGCGCAATCGGCAGCACGGATGCCGACGTGCAGAGCACGCACCGCCGCGAACAATCGATCCTGTCCAAATACCTCTTCGAAGGCCGCAAGACGCACCTCTGCGCCATCTGCGGTGAGGAGCACGACGTTGCCTCCCTCGTCACGGCGCACAAGAAGAAGCGATCCCTCTGCAACGAGCGCGAACGTCTCGACCCGCATATCGTCATGCCGCTCTGCGTGTTCGGCTGCGACCATCTCTACGAACGCGGCTTGCTTCAAATCTTTGGCGGGCGAGTGACCGGCGATGCGTCAAAGGCAACAGGTGCGGCGACCAAGGCATTCATCGACAGGATTGCCGGGAAGTGTGTTTCGAAGGAATGGCTCCAAGGCGGCGACAGCTACTTCCAGCGGTAGGGCTCTATTCCAGACCGGGCACTTAGCCGTGCTGCCATAGCACTTCGGGCTCGCCGAATTCGCCCTCGTCCGGGTTGGCCGGCATCTTCCATGCGATGACGCCGGCATAGCCCCGCGACATCAGCTTTGCCCGGGCGACGGCATCATCCTTGCTCGGCATCTGCTGCGCTTCGAATGCTGGCCTCAGGTCGCCGTCCTCGCCCCGCTTGAACGCGGCGAGAACGATGAGCGTGGTGTTCTTGCTCCGTTGCTGCTGCTCCATCGGCTGTTGAACGCGGCGCATCGTGATCGCTCCAATCAGGACTCCTGTGTGATCCTGGGATCAGAACACAGAGGGAACGCTGAGCAATGTCTATGCCCCGCGTTGACCCAAAGACCATCACGCTAGGCTTATTTTGGAGGGTTATAGAGGGCTATGGAGTAGATATAGTTCTCATCGCTATCCCGCATGGCCCGCCAGAACCATGAAAGGCCCCTGTCTTTGAAGGGACTTTTTTTATGGCGGGGATGCCGCGGGCAGGGCCCAGGCAGAATCTCGATCTCGATGGCACTTTCGCACCTGCTCGTGTCATTCAACTCCGGCAGACTGGGTGCTCTTGAATGGACACCCATGGCCTGCAATACGCCTAACCTTGAGGGCGTGGATCAGGTACTTGGTCGCCTGCGAATCCCTTCTAAAGCAGGCCGTTTCCCCAGTACCGCGGCTGCAGTGGTGTCACCCGCAGACGCCTTCAGTTGCAGTACGTCGAGCGACTCTGAACGCAGGTGCTCGAGCTCAGCTTGTGAAGGATACTTGTGGCGGATCAGCCACTCAGCTTCTTCTTGTGATCCTGCTTGCAAGGGGGGGCGGCTTCATTGCAGTCTCCGGTGCATATCCGCTGTGCAACTGCATTCGCCTTGAAGCCCGATGGACTGCCGGCAATTGAGCGTTGCGGCGTGTTCTCGGCCGGGGTTTGGCCCGATTGACTGGGCGACGACGCAGGTCCTTCTGCCGCCGATGATGCTGCGCTCCGGCTTGTGGAAGGTTGTCCCGAGCAGGCAGTGGCAGTGGCAGTGGCAGTGGCAGTCGCCGCCAGGATGGCCGTAAACAGGATCGATCTCATGTGCATCACTGTACTCCACACATATTGTTCTGGACCTGAGTCCGCCACGCAGAGCATGACGCATGCATGCAGCATCCCAGAGGGTGGACTCAATATCGGAAAGCGGCGTCATTTCTGGCCAAAACGGGTGCCAGGCCGAGGCCATCATCGGCGCACTGCTTCGGCGCCGAAAAGTAGGGGGCGCCGTGCTGATACGCATCTGCGGTAGATGTGACAAGAGGTGGCGAATATTCCACCGAATGGCGCAATCTACCTGTAAGAAGCTTCGTAAGCGGGCCCCGGGCCCGGCTGCGGTGACAGGCCAAGAGTGACAAGGCCAACTGCTTCAGGAAGTACTCTTGATGCCTCGGTAGGCTTCGCCCCGCGCGCTCAGCGATGGCGGTGCCGCAACCAAAAGTTCCCGCGAGTCTTCTTCTCTCGCAGATCCGCATTGAACCAGGGAGTACTCTGTGGGCTCTTCCTCGCTTCTGGTAGGCCAATGAAGATCGCTGCACTCATCTCGTGCCTTGTGCTCTGTGCTTCCTTCGCATCTCCAGCATCAGCCCGGCCGCTGGCAGAGAAACTTGAAGCAGACATGGAAATGGCCGAGCACTCCATTCTCGCCTCCTTGGCCGTACACAAGAGTTCTGGAAGCATGTCACTGTGCTCCCAGGTCCCCTATGCCTGTGCAGGGGCTGATGGTGCCGAGCTGGGTCTTGCCTTGATCGGCGGCAGTAGAAGTCCAGCCGCGCCCCGGCACCTTGCAGGATTGACACGTTTTCGCATGGACGGAGCATTTTCTGAGGACTACAAGTGCTACGTCGCCGCGCAGGGATATTCAATCGTTCAGGCTGCGGCGAAGCTGGATGCCAAGCGTCTGGCAGGGCAATGCCTGTCCGAATTTTCTGCCTTCAAGCGACGGGCTGGCGGTGTGAGCTTCGACGTGGCGCCTGAGAACATCTGCAGTTCAGTCGCGGACATCCAGAAATCGCTGCGTGAAGTCGCCGGACTGGCCAAGGCCGGTGCTGGCTGTGACGGCGTCTGATCCGCCCATGCGTTCCATGGAGAATTGAAGCAGGGCGTCCGCGCTTTTCCAAAGGCTGTTGCCATGAAGATTCTTAGTAGCGTCGCCCATCCTTCGGTTTGTTATGGCACAACGGATAACTAGAGCACGACCGGAACGCCCCGTGCGGCCCATTCCGCTCCACAAACACGCCCAACTTGCACACCGGGCAGCGCTCCTCATTGATGGCCGCGCCTGAAATCCCGGACACCTCCACAACCCCTTCCGCCACCAGCTCGTCCAGGAACGGTGAGTGCTTCCCCTGCAGAGTGAACATCGCAACCGACCGTCGTGCACGCGTCAGCGCGACATAGAACAACCGTCGTTCTTCGCTCAGTGGATAGGTATCACCATCCGGCATTGCCAGCGAAAGCACCGGGTCATCCGAGCGTAGGCTCGGGAAGCTGCGATTGATCATGCCCGGCAGGATCACGTAGTCCGCCTCGCGCCCCTTCGATCGATGTGCTGTGAGGAACTCGACATCCATCGTGCTGCCGAAGGTCGTCTTCCAATCCGAAGGCACTACACCGCGATCCGCGCGGTAGCGCCCCAGAACAAAAACGCTAACGCGCCCGTCGCGTCCCTGCGGAACCGCACCTGACAAGAGCTGCTGGTGCAGCTTGGCAAGGTACTGGCGAACACCATCCTGCAGCTCCTCACGCCGGTTCGTCTGGAACGCCTGCAGCACCGGGCCCATTGCCGGCGTAGCAGAACGAACTTCTTTGGCGATCTGCGCCGGATTGCGGCTGATGAAGCGGCTGGAAACATCACACAGTGCCTGTGGGCAGCGGAACGTCTGCTCCAGTTTCAGCACTTGCCCGTGCCCCACCCATTCGCGGAAACCGGTCATCACTGAAACATCGGCGCCGGCGAAGCGGTTGATCGACTGCCAGTCGTCGCCCACGGCAAACAGATAGCGGCCCGGGCGGTTGACCAGAGCGCGGCACAAGCGGGCGCGGGCGCGCGAGGCGTCCTGGAATTCGTCGGCCATCACCAGCTCGTAGGGCGATTCATAGTGGCCCTGTTCCAGCAGCCCGGCGGCCATGTTCAACATGTCTTCGAAGTCGATGCTGCGTTCGTCCGCCAGCGCGTCATCCCACGCCTGGAACACAGGCCCCGCGATTTCAAGGAAGCGCCGGTAACGTTCCTTGAACTGATCCTCGGGCATCTGCCGCAGACGCTCGGCCATGTCTTCCAGGCTCAGGCAGTTGCTCTTGGCGTGTGCAATGAAAGTGCGCATCAGCCCGATCAGATCGGCATCGGGCATGGGCTTGGCGCCGGTATCGGGCAGTTCGCGGTCCGGGTTGGGGTCCAGTTCGATGCGTGATTCGCCCAGCCGTTCCGATAGGTGGTGCAGGGCCTCGCCACTGCGTAGCCCGAACGAGGTGGTCTCGACCAGCGCGGTACCGCGTGCGGCATGCTGCTCGCGTTTCCAGCGCACGCCATCGGCGTAGTTGTCGAAATGCTTCGGCGGCTGGCCGTCGGCATCCAGCGCGAAGTGCTCGTGATACAGCTTGGCGTCCGGATAATAGAAGTCCGGGCGATATTGACGATGGGTATCGGTGGCGGTATCGAATTCGTAGCGCCGCTCGTAGTTGTAGGCCACGCCGTTGTAGAACAGCCAATCGGCAATCACGCACTCTTCCAGGCTCTTCACCCGTTCGCCCTGCAGGGTGCGGATGTAGGGGGTGCCATCTCGGTTGTAGCCATCGGCCAGCATCTGCGCGCCCAGTGGCGGCAGATCGCGCCCGAACACCAGCCGGAACATGTCCCACTGGGTGCGGAAGTGGGTCGAACGGTCCTTCAGGTCGTCTACCAGCTCGGCCAGCTTGTTGAACCCCAGCGTTGCTTCGACGGCCCATTCGGGAATATCGGGCTTGCGCCCCGTCGCCTTGGCGATGATGGACAGGCCAAGTGCATGGAAAGTGCGCGCCTCCACCACGGTATCGCCCATGCCTAGCCGCTCGAAGGATCGCTGTGCCCGATCTTCCAGCTCTTTGGCGGCATCCTTGTTGAAGGCCAGCATCACGATGCGCTCGGGGGCCACAAAGCCACGGTCGATAGCGTAAGCAGCCTTGGCCACCATAGTGGAGGTCTTGCCGGAGCCGGCTGAGGCGACCACCTGCACGCGGTTGTCGAAACAGATGACCGCGCGGGCTTGTTCTTCGGTAAGCGGCTTGCTCTCCACCCGTTGCAGGAAGTTCCTGGCCAGCACCAGCTCGCGCGTTGCCATGGACGCGTTGGCCTCGGCCCAGACGGATGGCCAATCCAGTTCCCAGTCGCGCAGGGCGTCCAGCGCGGCACGGTGGCTGTGCGCGTGCAGGTCTTCGTGTACGGCGTCGTCGAGGAACAGCTGCTGCAGCTCGGACGGCTGCAGGGGCAGGGCGGGGCGCTCGGCCAGCAGTGCTTGCTGCTGTTCGTGGGTGATCCATCGGCGGTCGGCGCTGGCGCGGTCGGTCAGGGCGTCTGCCTCGGCCAGCCAGCAGTAGATCTGCGCGAGGATGTCTGCAAAGAGCGCTTTGCGACCGCGGGTCGTGCAGGTAAACAGGACCTGCTGCACGGCGGCCGAAAGCTGGGATGCTTGGCGGTTGGGCAGGCCATCGACGGACACCGTGTGATGGTCTTCAGTCTGCAGCTCGACCCGGGCCCAGAACAGGCCTGGAATGATCCGCACGCGCGCATCATCGTCAACGTGCTGGCGGTAGTGCTTGCCACCCATGCGAATCTCGATGTATTCGCCTTCCAGCCGCAGCAACCAGTGTGCTGAACGGGTCAAACGCTGGCCCCAGCCCGAGGGGCGCCATTCCATAGACATCCTGAAACTGCCTTGCATACGTCAATGGGCGTAAAGTGCCCTTACGAGCCAATGATAAGCGGGCTTGGTGTCGCTTGCGGCTTGTACCGCCTCCGTCTGGGCGAACGCAGGCTTGCACCGGGTTACCATGGGGCCCGCAACCCGAGCTCGCCGTCGTTCAATGGTTGCAATCCAGGAAGGATTCCCATGTCGAAGCTGATGCAGCATTTCCCGCGCCGAATCCGTGTGTTGGCCGTCGCGCTGTTGGCCGCAGCACTGCCCGCCGCTGCGCAAGCAGCCGTCCAATCATTGGCGTGTGGTCTCTGGTCGGAAGAGGCTGACGGGACCTGGGACGCCCTGCGCTATGTGGATGGAGCCACCGGGGCTACGGAATCGCGCGACACCTATCAATGGACATCGAAGCAGGTCTCTTTCGGCACCGGTGCCTCGTTCAGTTGGAATCTGATCTACCACTGGCCGCGTGATGCGACCCGTCAGAAGACCGTTCCCGAGCGCGACGTGGTTGTGGGCATGGAGTTCCGGTTCAATGCAAAGGAGATCGGCCAGCCACTGAAAGACCCGGGGCATACGTGGATTCATCTGTACCGCTTCGCCGATCCGGCCAGACGGTTCTCGGTTCACTCCACCAGCCTGACCAACACCATGGACTGGACGCGCCTGCAGGATGGAAGCCTGTATGGACGAGCGTTGTTGTCGCTGGACACGGTGCTGGCATTTGGCACGAACCTGGACGCCCTTGTCTGGAACATCCGTCGTGGTCCCGATCCGCTGGGAGTGACCCAGTCCGAGTTTGCGGGCGCGCTGCCCGTGTCAGCGATGCGCGGCAAGATGGCGCGGGTTCCGCAACTGCGCGTAGCGCTGGACCGCAAGGCGGCGAACTTCCGCAGTGAATGCAAGGCGCCCATCATGATGGGGCAGTAG